TCACGAATCCAGCTGAAATTCCATCTGCCGCTCGCGCTCGGCCTCGGCCTTGTTCGCTTCGGGATTTTCCTGCGGATCCGCCCGGCACGGCTTTATTTCGTAATCCTGATCCAGCACCGGCCGCGGATGCGGCTTTTCCTCATCAGAGACCACGTCGACCACCAGCCCGCTGCGCTGGGCGAGCTTCCAGACGTCGGCCTCGGTCGGATAGGCCTTGCTCAGCTTGGCCTCATTGCAGAACAGCGCATAGGGCATCGGATCGCTCCGCCAAAAGAGCTTAACGCGGAAGGTGGGTTTGGGTTTCAAGGCGGGGCCGCCGGCAGTTCGGGGCAGTGGGCCCTGAGTCGTAAACGAGGTGTGAATCCCGCAAAAAATATCGTGCGAGACTCTTTTGCTAGAATCGCCCGATGTTTTGCGGGCCATGAGAACGACCCTCACAACCCCCGGCGACCGGGTGCACCTCGCGCTCACCGTCGCGCTGCTGGCGGCCTGCGCGGCCAATCTGCTGCTGGTCTGCGCGTGGCTTTAGCGGGTTAGATAACCCGCGATCCCGCAGATGAGGAGGATCGGGACGGCTGTCGTCAGCAGCCGCCAAATCATCCGGTCATACTTGGCCAGCGGCTCGGGCGTCTGCCCGGTCATGAATTCATGGAGTAGGTGAGACACGGCAGCCCTCCGTGGTGAGGAGGCCAATAGAATCTGCTTCGCGATTCGCCGTCAAGAGTCCCGTCGCTATCTCGTCAGGATGATGCGAGGGCGATTTCTCTAATTATCTAACCGAAAAAGCGCTCTTGGTTTTGAGCGCCGCGACGCGGCCGGCTTGCTCAGAGAATTCGCCGCGCTGCAGGCGCGGCGTAGCGGGCTTAAGAATTTCAGTACGCCACGATGCTTTCCAATTCTCGCCGTATTACTATTCGATCCTTGAACCGTCGATATTCGCCGAGTGGGGACTCAAATCAAAGCGAATACTCGTCGTGGGGTGTTCCGCGTAAAAAATCAGTCAGCCATCAGGCCTTCGCAGGCAACGATGACTCATGCCCACAGCTTGGATGCCCAGATTTTGGGAAACAGGTCTCGGGAGAGGACGATGAAGGATGCCACCAAAAAGGCAGCCTCGGGTGCGCTCGCGCAAATTCTGGCGGTGATGGCCATGCTCGTCATCGCCGGCGTTGTGTTTTACGCGCGGTGAGTGACGACCGTCAGACTGCGGGGTGGCTTAAGCCCGCGCAGGACGCGTTAGAGCCTCTTGGCGCGCGGCACCACAACGGGCTTCTCCTTCTGTTTTGCTCGTCGTGCGCCTTGCAAGGGTCGCTGTGATGTCTCTGCCGCGCGCGGCGCCCAGAACAGATCTTCGATATTTGAAGAGCGTGCCGATCCGCAAAGGCTTGCAGATCGATTCCATCCAGCAGGTTTTGCGGTAAGACGACGCCCACCTTGAGGTCGCTCAACTTGACGGCGACGGCCTCAAGCTCGTCTTGCCAAGTGCGAAGCGCTTCGACAGGGAGTCGTCCCTGCGCGCCTCGTGCAATTCGCCGTCCCCGTTCTCCACCAGTTTGTAGAGGTTGGTCAGCTTCCGCTCGATCTGGCCTTTGTAGCCGACGAGCACTTGCCGTTCCTGTGATTGGCGCGCCGAGAGAGTGTCGACGTTTCACCGACAATCAGCAAGGATCTCCGCGACGCGGCTCGCCGTAAGCACGTTCTCCACAACGGTTTCGAGCTCCATGCCAACCGTCAGTTCCGGACCGGCGAGCGGGTGACGCTGACGGCGCTCGCGACGGCCACCGGGGTGAACCGAGTCACTAAGCTGATCAGCTGATCAGTAATCTACACAAAAAATAGTAGTATACATCTCTATCGTAGCATGTTACTACCTATGCTTGTATTAGCTATTTTGTCGGCTCTTCATTGGCGATGTCGGGTTTGCGATGCGCCGGCCTCAGGACTCGAGAGGAGAGAGCGATAGCAAAAGAGAATAGCACTCGTTCCACTCCGAAGCGGGGTGCCTTCCCGACCCCTAGAAGCGTAGTGGCCGACGCTACACCCTACGAGCCCGAAAAACCCGACCAATCCGGCTTTGCGGCCGACCAGCCGAGATCGGAATCATACTCTCCGGAAGAAGCTGGCCGTTCAGGTACTGGGACAGGAGGAATAGCTATGAGTGATGCAGGTTCGGCGGGCTATGTGGGAATCGCCGGTACGCCACCGCCGCCCTCGGGCACTGCCGCCGGCTCGCAGGCCGGCGCCGGCAAGGTGGAGACCGCCGGTACGCCACCGCCGCCCTCGGGCACTGCCGCCGGCTCCCATGCCGGCGCGAGCAAGGTGGGAACCGCCGGTACGCCACCGCCGCCCTCGGGCGCCACCGCCGCGGGCTCGCAGGCCGGCGCGGGCTATGTGGGAACCGCCGGTACGCCACCGCCGCCGTCGGGCGCCACCGCCGCCGGCTCGCGGGCCGGCGCGGGCAAGGTGGGAACCGCCGATACGCCACCGCCGCCCTCGGGCGCCACCGCCGCCGGCTCGCAGGCCGGCCCGGGCTATGTGGGAACCGCCGGTACGCCACCGCCCAAGTGAGATCTGTCGAAATAAATGATCGAGCGGCCTGATCCCGGGAGCGGGAAGGGGGCCCCTCGAGATGTAGATGGCTCAGCTTTCGCCTGATTGTCAAAAGGAGTAAGACGCGATGCCAGATACGATTGACGCTCCGAAACGCGGTGCCTTGCCCACCCCGCGGTCCGTATTGGCGGCGGCGAGACCTCATGTCGCCGATGCCCTATTGGGTGCACCGGCCGAATACATCGTCATCCCACCGCAGCCCTCGATGTGGGGCAACGACGTGCACAGCGACTGCGTGACGGCGGAGGAAGCCTTTGCGAAGGCCTGCTATCAGCCGGAGATTTTCATCACCGACGTCGAGGTCATCAACTGGGCGACGCGCCACGGGGTCCTTGAAGGCGCCTATATCAACCAGGTGCTCGACTGGATGGTGCATGACGGCTTTCATCAGGACGGCCAGACCTACAACGATGGCGGCAAGCTATCGGTCAATTGGACCAATGCCAGCATCCTCAAGGATGCGATTTCGCGAGGGCCAGTGAAGCTCGGCATCGCCGCCGATCAGGTTCAGACTGCTTACCGGCGACATAATGGCTGGTTCGGGACGGGATTTCACGCCGACGCCAATGAGGATCACAGCGTCGCGCTCTGCGGCTACGGCAGCATGTCCTGGCTGGCGCGGCAGCTCGGCGTCTCGGTACCGTCCGGGGTGAATGGCAACGCGCAGGGCTATGCCCTGTTCACCTGGGACACGATCGGCATCATCGACGAGCCGTCGATGCGGGCGATCACGCACGAGGCGTGGCTCAGGGTGCCGACAACGGTCATCGTGGCCGCGCAGGGTGTCCGCATCCATGTCTGCGCCCGTGGCGGCGACGGTGCCGTGTGGCACAGGTGGCAGACGGCTCCCAACAATGGCTGGAGCAATTGGTATTCGCTGGGCGGCTGGGTCGACTTGATCAAGGTCGCGACGAACCAGGACGGGCGCCTCGAGATCTTCGCGCGCGGCGGCGACGGCGCCGTCTGGCACAATTGGGAAGTGAGCCCCGGCGGCGGCTGGAGCGGCTGGTACTCGATGGGCGGCTGGATCGACCGGCTGGACGTGGTCAAGAACGCCGATGGCCGCCTCGAGATCTTCGCGCGCGGCGGTGATGGCGCCCTCTGGCATATGTGGCAGACCGCTCCCAACAACGGCTGGAGCGGCTGGTACTCGCTCGGCGGCTGGATCGATATGCTTGACGTGGCCCGAAACGCCGACGGCCGGCTCGAGATCTTCGCGCGCGGCGGCGACGGCGCTGTCTGGCATATGTGGCAGACGGCTCCGAACAACGGCTGGAGCGGCTGGTACTCGCTCGGCGGCTGGATCGATATGCTTGACATGGCCCGCAACGCCGATGGCCGTCTCGAGATCTTCGCGCGCGGCGGCGACGGTGCGCTCTGGCACATGTGGCAGACCGCTCCCAACAATGGCTGGAGCGGCTGGTACTCGATGGGCGGCTGGATCGATATGCTGGACCTCGGCAGAAATGCGGATGGCCGCCTCGAGATCTTCGCGCGGGGCGGCGATGGTGCCGTCTGGCATATATGGCAGACCGCACCCAGCAACGGCTGGAGCGGCTGGTACTCACTCGGCGGCTGGATCGACCTGCTCAAGGTCTCTTCGAACGACGATGGCCGCATGGAGATCTTCGCGCGCGGCGGCGACGGCGCCGTCTGGAATATGTGGCAGACGGCTCCCAGCAATGGCTGGAGCGGGTGGAACTCGCTCGGCGGCTGGATCGATATTCTGGAGGTATGGCCCGAGGCCCCCGGGAATCCGTAAGCCGAAGGCGGGCAGAGAACATTGGCCGCGCGGCTATCAATTACAGGCGCGCTGCACTCACATAGCATCTAATTGCGTTGTTGGCATCGTTTGGTCGCAGGACGACAAGCGCTCGGCTTGAGACGTTAGCTCCGCATCGCGACACGGATCGACGTGGTCGAACTGATCGAGCTTGGCAAGGCCATCGGATTTGACGCCGCCGACATGGTACGCAAGTTGTCCCGGCGCTGATTGCGCGGATGATAGCTGGTGCCGGTTGAGAGGATTGAACTCCCGACCTTCGGTTTACAAAACCGCTGCTCTACCGCTGAGCTAAACCGGCAAACTCAATGTTTTCAATCGGTTGATTGAGAACAAAAAGTTTTTGTCTCTTTTTTGTCTCTGGTGCGCGTGGCCCCGCTATAACAAAAGAACCCTCCCCGGTGAAGGGGAGGTAGTGGGCCGAGGACGGGAGGAGTCCGCGGGAAAGCATGTGGCGCGACTTGTCGTTCCTAAGCGCTCGTGACGCGATCGGGAGGCTTGAGGAGAACAGGGTCAAGCTCGTCCGGTGGCTTGGAATAGAGGAAGTTGCGGAGCACGGCCAAGCGGTCAAGCCACGCATCAACGCACCTCTGGCTACAGAACGCATGGCCCTTACAGTGGCGACGGGTGAGGCCGAACGGACCTTTGCAGGCCGGGTTGTAACAACGTAGCTTCATGGCGAACCTCCTTGTAAGAACGGGTTCGCTCCTTATTTTACCACGCGCTCCTTCACCTAGATTTCAGGTTATCCACTCTGGTCGGCAATGGCCGTCACGACGCCTACAATCGTGTTGCGTAGCCGCTTGTTCGTTATCTTCTGAAACGACTGCACGAGGCGCAGGGCATCGCGCTCGGCAATCAGCATGAGCGGGGAGAGCTTCCCGGTGTGCGGCTTGGTGTCGGTGTAGAACGCGGTAATGGGTACTTTGAGCGTGTGGGCGATCTTGAGGAGACGGCCCGCGCCCACGCGGTTCGCGCCCTTCTCGTACTTCTGAATCTGCTGGAACGTGACGCCGAGCTTCTCGCCTAGCTGCGTCTGCGACATGTTGGCGGCGATGCGATGCAAGCGGATACTCGCGCCAACTATTAAGTCGTCAGGGTCGATGCGCTTCATGTCTGCAACCTCCGTGGAGTCCCGGAGGTACAACATAATTCTTGAGTTGTGTTGCGCCTATAAAGCCTTGTATTTGCTAAGGATTTGATAAACTACCTGTGTGAGTTCCCGCGCCACCCTACAACCCGTTTTATGGCGTAACGACGCGGTATTCCCGCAATTCGCGCATCGAGAACGCATCCCCCTTGCAAATATCAAGAATTTTGTCTGCGTATGAACGTCTACGGATACGCCCGCGTGAGCACCACCGGGCAAGAACTCGATGGCCAGCTAGTGCAGCTGCAAGAGGCCGGATGCGTCCGTATCTTCCAAGAGAAGGTTAGCGGGGCCAAAAGCGATAGGGCCGAATTAAGAAGGCTCCTGCGCGTTCTGCGTGAGGGGGACTTGGTGGTGGTGACGCGGCTCGACCGTCTGGCGCGCTCCACGCTGGATCTTCTGCGCTTCCTGGCGGCGGTCAATGACAAGCGTGCTGCATTCCGCTCAATCAACGAAGCCTGGGCCGATACCACTACCGCCTTCGGCCGCTTCCTTGTCGTCGTCCTAGGCGGGGTAGCGGAGTTTGAACGCGAGCTAATCCTGGCGCGTACCGCTGAAGGCAGGCGGCTTGCGGTGGCTCGTGGGGTGCGCCTAGGGCGTAAGCCCAAGCTCGATGCAGAGCAGCGCCGGGACGCCTGCACACGCAAGCTCGCTGGCGAGGATGTCGCGTCTATTGCGCGGTCATACAACGTCTGCGGCGCTACGATTTCGAGGATTCAATGTTGTAACTCTCTCAGCGAGTCCGCGCGGCTCGTTGTACCTGCGGCTCCTTTGGAAGATGAAACACAAGCGCGACGCGGCGTGACCCGCAGCGCGGGCATTTGAGACGAGAGGCCAGATCGCTAAGAGGGAACGGTGCTCCTGGCGTCCAGACCAGCGTTCTCAAGTCTAGGTCGTATTGGTAGACGCATGCGCGGATCGAGCGCATGCCGTCGTTGTTTCCGAACGCGCACCGCGCCGTGATCCGCCAGCCGAGCTGCCAAGCCTCGCCGATCGTCTCCACCATGGCAAACGAGAACATTTAGAGAACATTCGGTCAAGGGTAAAGCACGTGAGAATATCAAAAGACCTTTGACATGCGGTTATGATGCGAGTATCGCTATTTACTCCACTTAAGCCGCGAAGGAGGCGAACATGCGCATTACGGTACGCGGCTGGGGCCGCGATCTCGGCGAGACCGTCATTCTTTCTGAGGATTTGGAGAGCGCCGATGAGGCTCCCGGAACATACAGCAAGGGCAAGCTGTACAAGAAGGTGTTGGAACCCGAAAACAAGCGCAGAACCAAGGTGCGGATTTCGTCCGGGATCGAAGTCCGGCTCGGCGGCAGTTACTTGATGCATGTGGAGCTCTCGAGACGGGAGATTTCGCGCCTCTTCTTCGAGACGCACAATGGCGCGATGGTTCGCATGATTAATTCGTTCATCGACGAAGAGGATCGCGAGGACGAACTACGCAGGCTGCAAGAGCGTATCGAGCGGCGCAAGCGCTTCGCCGAGGCGATCGCCGCCGCGAACGCGGAGGCGGGCGATCCGTCCTAGGTGCGCAAGGACCTGCCGTATGAAAGCGGCCGCTCGAAGCGGTGGATCAAGATCAAGAATCCCGATAGCCCGGCGATGAAGCGCGTTGAGGACGGCACATTCTAGGACTGTGACGCAATGTATTACTGGATAGCAATTCTCGAAGAATCCAAAGAAAAACCAGATCACATTAGTCGAATGACGTTGGATGAGGTGCTAGCTCTCGGCCGGCAGGCAATCGCCGACGGGCACCAAGTGTTGGAAGTGAGTGGGCCGAACGGTCGGGTTTGGACCGGGCAGGAGCTCACGGACCTGCTTGCGCGAAGCTAATCGTTCTTGCACGGGCAGGTGCGCGTCCATCCGAAGACGTTGTAGCTATAGCCTCTTCCCTGGCAGCCAGAGCAATCCTTCTCAGGATCGCCGTTGAACGCACCATTGAGGTGCGTTCTCTGCTCGGGGCCGTTATTCGAGTCGATGCGCATATCTTCTATCTATAAAACTATTACTATTATTAGGACCTGTGGATATGGGGAAAACTGAATTCCGCGTGAACCTGTAACGTCGCCTTGTTCGACCACGTGGTGGGGATAGCACTCGAACAAGAAGTGAGTAGCGAGATTGTGCGACGCTTCCTGGCGGCTACTCCCAATTTGTCCCCGCGCTATCCCCAACTACTATCCCCACCTGCCTCTCTCTACAGAGCCTCCGCTATCCCCATGTTATCCCCACCTCGAAGGCAGGTATCTTTCTTGTAGTGTCGCGATATGTTCAGCGGGAACCTACTCAAGGGATGGAGGGCTGAAAATGGTTGATACCGGCATCGGCGAAAAGGAGCGCGTGCAAATCCTTCTCGCCGAATACACCAGTTTGCGTTCCGAGATCAACGCGAGGATGACCAGCGTTTACACCGTTGCGTCGTTCACTGCTGGAATCGTGATCTGGCTACTGCAGCAGCAAGCAGGGAGCCTCTATCTCGGGCTCGCTGCGGCAGGTATCGGACTAACGCTTTGTGCATGGGCGCTCATGAGGGATTTGGTCCGAACGGCGCTGCGGGTCCGAGAAATAGAAGCAGAAGTGAATCGGCGGGCGGGCGAGCGCCTTTTGGTTTGGGAAACCGAATGGGGTGGACAAACCAGCTCCCTTTGGGGTGGTCGGCTTCTGAGAAAGGCGCTTCACTTGAATCGTCCGCCCTACACAGGTGAAGTCTCGAAGTGAGACAGTCACAAGCGATCCCCACCTTACCACCTCACGGGCAGGGTGCTGGGTCTCAAGCGTCTACAAGATAATGCCTGCTGCCCAGCGACCCGCCCACGAGATTGTGCGACGTATCAGGCGTGGTCGCGCGTGTTCTCCGGCTTCCAACCCATGACCTTGAATTTCAAGAAATCCCCAACCTGCGCCGCAACCTCGCAGTTCTCCTTGTCCTTTCCGTAAGTCGTCACTTGCTCGACGCCTCCGCGACCAACACGGCGGGCAATAATGATAACCTGGTCGTACCCATATTTGTGAGCCACTAGCTCGGCCGCTTCTACTGGAATTGGTTTTGTCTCCATATGCATTGTGTGAGGCTTAGCTAGTAGGCTTCTTGGGTCTTATCGGCTCCATGGTGTCGGGGTCTACGCCCAGCAGGACGAGGCCGATACGGTGCGTGACCACTTCGCGGTGCTCCTCGGAGCAAAAGCCGCCGATATAGGTCTGAATGGTGTCCTGCTTTTCACATCCGATGATGCACATAAGTGTTCGTCAATGGGTCGCGCAACCGATTGTGCGGCCGTTAGATGAATAAGAAGTCGGCGGCCTTCCATGACCCGTCCTCATGGACGATCAGTCCCTTTGATCGAGCCATACTCTTGGCTTTGATGTAGCCGGAGCTGAGTGGTGAGTACTGGCTTTTCTCTGCGAGCGTGATGTCATCGAGACTGGCTGTCTCCAGGAGCGGGCCTAGCACTCGCTGCTCGGGGCCGGAAAGAACACTCAGAATGAACCGATGTAGCTGCTCTTGCGTGAGCACCTCAGGTGCAGTGTTAGCCCTTGATCGACCAGAAGGGGTAAGCTCCAGGCCATCCACGTAACCGGCGGTGCGACACATACTTAGCGCCTTGATGAACCCGGATGATTTGACACTGTATTTTGCACATGCAGCGACGAGGGGAAGCTCTCTAGGTACATTCGCGTACTCAAGCATCGCGATGGCGTCGATGATGCGCATTTCTGGGCCGGTGATGTTATCAGAGGCGACGGGGTTTACCTCAGGCGCAGCGCGCGGCTGCGGAGAAGGCCTCGCCGGCGCGGCGACCTTTTGTGCAATTCGCACTGGTTGCTGGCGAAGTGCTGAAATGGCGCTGGTGATGGGCGCCAAGGCCTGCTCAAGTCGGGCTAGCTGCCCTTCTTTGAGGACCGGCACTTCAACAGTCTTGATCTTCTCTTGCGGGATTTTCTGGATCGGGCGGTTTCTGAGTTGTGTCGTAAGGTCTTTTACTTGCTGCTTCAATTCAGCAACGGTCCTAGCCTCTTGCTCGGCTTCTGCGGGAAGGTCCGCCAGTTCCCCAAGAACGCGCTTGATGGCGCTTGTTGGTGGTACGGTCCGCGTGAGCGCGCGGGAGCCGGCTTTGGGATGCGTGGTGGCGACTGGTCCGATCGTCACGCGGGTGACTTCGTCAGAGATAGCCGGCCCGAACGCATAGAATTCCCCAGGCTTGAGGGCGCGCAAGGAAAGCATCTGCTCGCGGGACATAAAGCCAAGCTCATCGCCTGCGCGCTTCATGTCGATGTCCTGTGTGGCTCGGCCGATCAGTTTGTTGTTGCACTCTGCGGCAGCATCCTTGTTGAGCTTCGAGATACGTTGAGTGGCAAGCACAGCACAGTAGCCCCGCTTCCTGCCGAGCGCAGCTAAACCGATCACCGCATCCATCGCCTCGCTCTGTCCTTTCTCGGGCGCGTAGGTGTGGGCCTCGTCGATCACGACGATGCAGGGGTGCCAAAGCTCCTTAGGTGCGTTAATTAAGGCGTCGAGGAACAGCCGCACGAAACGCTTACGCTCCTGCGGGTGCAGCTCGTATAGGTCGATGATCGCCGACACCTTAAGCTCCAGCAATTTCCGGGCGAGTAGGGCGGCGCTGCGTGGCTCCGCGGGCGTGTCGCCGTCTTTGCCGGCGAGTATGAAGTCGTGCTTCTCCCGTAGCGTCGAGAACTCGCCCTCAGAGTCGATAACGATCTGCTGCACCTTGCCGTGAGTCTGCTCGAGGAGCCGGCGGAGCGCCCAAGATTTGCCGCCGCCGGAGTTGGCCTGGACGAGCAAGCGGCTCTCGATGAGCTTTGACAAGTCGATACTGGTGTTGTCGTTCAGCTTTATTTTTGTGTCGTCCGCCATACGCTAGAAGGGAATGTCGTCGGGATTGATGTCCTCTTCCGGGTAGGGGATAGGCGCTGCGCTCGCTGTGGGCTCGCCAGAACCGCGTTCGGACGGGGGGCGCTGGTCTGTATCATCCTCGGGCGCAACGTCCTTTGTAGGCCCGTTTACGGTGCCTGGGCGTGGGCCAAACTGGACGCGATCGGCGATGATCTCCGTGCGGTATTGCTTGCCCTTCTCCGTGGTTTCCCACGAGCGCGTCTGAATACGCCCTTCGATGTGGGCGATGCTGCCTTTCTTCAAATATTGGGCGCAGCTCTCGGCCTGCTTACCGTAGACGACGATGTTGTGATACTCGGGCACATCCACCTTCTTGTCGTCTTTTTTAACGGTGCGGTTGGTAGCGATGCCGAAGGTTGCCACTGAGCCGCCGCTGGTAAGAGCCTTGAGCTCAGGATCGCGAGTAAGGTTGCCGAGCAAGAGAACTTTGTTGAGATTCATAAATTATTGATTAGCTAGTAGCTCCGGGTTCTCGTAGATGTTGCCGATGACTTCCATGCGCCACTTCTCTCCTTGGTCGTTTACCATCCAACCGTAGTCCCACTTATTTGACTTGTCGTTTGGGTTTGTAAACCACCAAGTACCATCCTCGTACTCGACCAACCAAACCTGCTCGTCGCGTGGCTCCTTGCATATATCCCCCTCATATATCTCCTTGCCGTTCTTGTCCTTGAGGCCGGACCACTCGCCCCAGTGGGTGAGTTGAGAGTAAAGACGCGGGTCTGATACCGTCCCAAACAATCCAATATGGTCCGCTCTCTCGGCTCCTTCTTCGCTGGGGTGCAGCGTAAACAGCCACCACTGCTGACGCTCTACATCCCACGCTCTGATTTTGATTTGTCGCATCATGCCGTCTTGCGCTTAGCTAATAATTCCGGGTTTTCGAACACATTCCCGATGATCTCGTAGAGCGTCTTCTTCGGGAGTTGCGGATGCCAGCGGTAGTCCTGCCACTGCACTACAGCGCGCGCGTTTCCGTTGATGGCGACGATGTGGCCCTCGAAGACCTCGCGGCGCTTCTTGTCCCGAAATCCGGTGAACTGGACTAGCGCTTGCGGCACACGCTGCACGCCTTCGCCGTCGAGGATGCGGAATACCTCGCCCTTATCGGTAAAGCTGATCGCGCGGACCTCGCGCATCTTGTCGTCGGCCCAAGCGCGGAATTTTATCGGGCGGTCACTATTCTTCATAACCGGGTGCACCTTGAGCGGCTAAAGCGGCTTCCTCCTCGGCTGTGAGCTCGCCGGTTGACGGATCGGCGGGTTTAGGGTCGGCAGCGGGAGCCGGCGCGGCTGCCTTGGGCGGCATCGCCTTCACCTGCTCCTCTAGGCGAGCGAGGATCGCGTCAGCATTCTCCACCTTGGCACCGTCCAGCTGAGTGCGGCCGATGATGCTCTTGCGAATGGCCTCTTGCGTCGTCACGTCGGCCCCGAGCAGCTTGAGGCAGTGGAGTATCTTCGCCTTCTTGCGATTGATCTCTTCGGGCGGCGCCTCCTTGCCTGAGTTGAGCCACGCGAGTATGCGCTCGCCCACCTTTTCGTCCGGCGTAAATATCTCGTCCTTGAAGAGGTTGGTGCGGTCCTTGCTGGCGCGCGCGTTGTGCGCCTGGTCGATGTCGAAGAAGATCGTAAACTCGTACTCCATGCCTTCCCGTTGGACCGGAGCCATGCCGAGCTTGACGGGGCGGGACTTTCTGTTGCCCCTGCTGTCGGTGTACTCCTCGAGCTCATACTGCTGCTTGCTGCGCGTGGTGGCGATGATGTGCGCAGGGGAGTTGAGCATCGCTCCCACAAGCATGCGGTGCTGTGGCGTAAGGTCGGCCCAGACCGTGTAGGAGTTCTTCGCCGACTTGCCGAGCTTGTCGGCCTGATCGAGGATGCCGCCTTCGTCGCTCCATGCGTGGCTCAAGCTGTCGATGATGATGGTATCGTAGCCGGCCTCCTCGGCGGCATGGATCGCCTCGACATACCGCTCGGGCTTGTACGGCGGCTGAAGCGATATGATGTCGTACTCAAAAAGGTCCGCATAGAGATCGCCCGAGCCCCGCTCGGTGTCGATCATTACTATGCGGCCGGTGGGGGTTATGCCCTTGGCGAGCTTCAGCGAGCTCATTGTCTTGCCAGCGCCCGATGGGCCGGCGAGTCCGAGACGCAGCTTAGCTTTCGTGCGCTCGGCCTTCCGAATTTCTACAGTCATACATGATTGCGGCCCCTGCTATGGATTAAAGAGGTCGCGGCTAAAACGATAATGTGTGGCACCCCAAATCTCCGGCTCCAGGCGCTTAACTTCCTTAGGTGGAGGGGGACTAGTCTCCCTGATCACTACCTGGAGGCGCGGAGGCTTGAGGAACCACGAAACCCTGTCGAACTACCGTTCATCATACCATGACGAGCGGTCGTCAACTAACCCGGTGTGGATAGTGGCCGGGCCGGAGCACTGTCCAAAACTGCATTGGAGTGATAGTTAGCGGGGACAACTGCGGCGGCAGACAAGAGGTTGATGATGTCCCGAAAAGCTCCGAGCGACGAAGAGCAAAAGACCAAGGCGAAGTTGCTTAAAGAATACCGGAAGCTCCTCGATGCTTCTGGTGCGAACGAGATGTCGATCAAACCTTTTCTCGATGCCAATCCTAGCTTCATACCGACTCCATGGCTTTTAAATCACCATCTTCACTTCGGCGTGATCCTTCCGCAGTTCCAAATTTCTGCGGGCATCACAACCGACTATGTGTACCTGACGAAGAGTTCAACCACTTGGTGGTGCGTTTTCGTGGAGTTCGAAAGCCCTACTGGACGCTTTTTTACAAACAGCAACACTGTGACTACTCATAGCGATCTGACTCGGGGGCTGAACCAAATCGACACCTGGCGCGATTATTTGAAAAAGCACAAGGAGGCGTTCCTTAGTCAGCTAGACCCCCTGCGCGTACCTATGAACAACAATCCGGTCGACTTCCGTTATGTGCTGGTTATGGGTCGGCGCGCGGAGTTCGAGAATTCGCCGAAGAAGGTCGCTCGCTATTCCGACTATGAGACCGGCGTAAAGCATGCCGATGTTAGAGTGATGACTTATGACGCTGTGGCGTCGGATTTCGAGTCTCTTCCGCTAGAGAAGCGACATACGATGAAGCGGGTAGGAAACATGCTTGCCTTCGAACGGTACGATCCTGAGCAGAACGGCGAGAATCTATGGGACTATCTTACTAAGGATCAATTGAAATTATCGCCTTCGCAGATCGACGCTGCGCGAGCTAGTGGCGTTCTCATCGATGATTGGCTGGAAGGAAAGAAGCTTACGAATTGGGGCCGAGACGTAGCGGGGAGTAGAAGGAGTATCCGCTCGATCCTCAAGTCGGTAAAGAAACCTCATCCCTAGCGGGTGACTTTTTTCCCGGCGCGTACCTGGCGCATGTGCTCCTTCAGCGCCTCCTTGGAGCCGAGTTTCCTGCGGAGGTTTTTAGCGCGCTTCTTGCCGAGCGCCACGGCGCCTGGGTCTTTGTGCATATCGAAATGTTAGCACGAGTTTTGGCTGGCATCTTCGTTTAGGATCGGCCGGTTCTTGTACGTAGGCGTCCGGTTGTTCCCGCTCCAAGAGAGTAGTTTCAGAAGCATCCGCTCAACAATCGTCTCCAGTCGACGTATTTCGCAGATAACCTTTTCGATCGGCACCTCGCCTCTTCTGTGAGTAAGGTGGTTTCGTACGCCAACCATGCTGCTGAGACCCGTCGCGCCACCAATATCGGTCACATCGATCTCCAGAGCACTGAGGTGTCGCGTGATGCGGTACATTAGCGGGACTCTCTGAAGTTCGCTCCGCTTTGCAAGAACCAAATCGATCTGGGCCGGAGTCTTGCCCATCTCTTCCAATGCCGGGCGCATAACCTCCCAGAGCTTGCTCAGTTCGGAACGAGTAAGCGGTTGATCCTCGGGATTGCGCTCGTCGAGTGAGGACAGAAGCTTCTCAAGTGTAAAGAAGAGTGTCGTAAACCTGTCCTCAACGAACCGGCTTGATTGCGCCCATATGTAGTACAGCATCGGAAGACGTAGATCGAAACCCTCAGCGGTCCGGCTGTTGTAGCCGGTCAACGCTTCATTCAGGAAGGCGCGGATATCCCTAGGGCTGAGTACTAAATCTTCCCAGTCCGGAGCTTCATCGTCGCCGGTTCGGACCTGACGATAAGATTGGAGGACTTCCTCACCGTCTGAGTAGGCGCACGTGAACCAGCTGATGTAGGTCTTCGACAGGAAGCTCATCAAGAGGCATAACTTATCAACGAGGGCAGTGGAATCTTCGAGGAATGCGACTCCGTCACGTTCCGTTTCAAAGGCATCCAGTACCCCGATCGAGAATAGTTGCGCTTGGGCTGTCTCCCGGGGAGCGTAGGCCTTGGCCCGCGGATAGTCCCCGTACACGAAATGCGGCACTGTAGAAACCTGATCGCGCGTTGCATCCAGGGGCAGGGCGGGATCGGGATGCCAGACCGATATCTCTCCCGTGTATCTAAGCGTCTGCGAGGCATGAACCAGCCAAAGGTCCGATGGTCCTGTGAGCAGGAATGTTACCTCTCGTCTTTTCACCGTGGCAGGCGAATTGAACTTTGTTCTGATATCGACGCGGTCGATTGAGAAGCGACCAAGCACCTGCTGAATTGTCGACTGTTCGTCCTTGGCGAACATACGCTCGGTAATCCGATGGAGCCGGACGCCTTCGCAAGTTATTGTTTCGCGCTCCTTGGAGGCATTACGGAGGCTACATGCGCCCCGCTCGGCCCGAAAGAACGCCTCGAGGGCGCGATACTCGGCGCTCGTCCCGCGTATTATTCCAGCAGGCGGATGATCATTTATCAGCGAATAGGTAACCTCAATCGAGAGTGGGGGTGTCTCACGATCCCCAGCTCGGAAAATACCTGCAAACGTACTCGTTTTAGAGTACGGCGTGGAAGGTAAAAGGTCTCTATCGTCTGTCGGCATCTTCGCCTCTAGCGAATCGGCCCGAGGATAATACCGCTATTCTCCAATGTTTGCGGCCTTCCTGCGCTTCCAAAACAGCGTGTAGCTGCCGTGCGCCAACAGGAACGCGACGAACGTCTCGACGAGCGTCTGAAGGATGCTCGAGACAACATTCGGATCGACCGGGGAGCCGGTCGTGGCGCTGACGGCGATGACGCCAGCAAGCGAGAAGAGCGCTAGGACGACGCGCTTAGACGAGGTGCTCTCCATCGGTGAGAGCCACTTGACCACGGCCATGACCAAGTTGAGAACGAACGGCGAGAGGGCTAGCAAAATTGCTGTAAGCATAGGTGTGTATTTTATGAATAACTGTGCGGCGCCCGGGGCAGCCGCCCTTAAAGCGTAGCACGGCCTAGAGGCCGGTCAGGTAGTACCTGGCAAGCCGAACGGCATTGGAAATAAGCAGCGGCAGGCCCGCTTGTTCGATCGCGTACTCCCAGCTGTAGCAGAGCGCGGGATTGTAGCTGCCGGTCGCGTCGTTTTGGTCGAGCTTCCTACCCTGAGCGTCGATGCGATACAGGCCGATGTGGGTGTGCGGCCCGGTCGAGAAGCCCGTATTGTCCGCGATCATGAGCACCTGGCCGCGCTGTAGGGGCGCGTTCTCTTTCACGAGGATCTTCTTGGCATGGCACAGGAAGATGCGCGCGTGGCAGACCTTGTCCCCAACCAGCACGGGGTCGTCGGAGACGAGGCTTATCTGGTTGCCGCCGCCGTTGGCCTCGTAAGATATGCCCTCGACGTGGAAGCCTTCAACCGGGCAGTAGACCGGGAAGGTGGTCTGGTATGCGATATCGCCCGCGCGGCCGACATTGGCGTCAACGCCATTGTGGCACTTGAAGTTGGGATCATTGAACTGAGCCGAGTAGGCGGGGTTCGAGTTGCCCCATTGCTGCGTAACGACGAAGGGCTTGAATGGGAACGATATCCGTAGCGGCTTGGGCGCGGGTTTGTACATCTTAGTGAAAGAAAGCCAATAAAATTCCGATAATCGTCAAGCCCAAGCCCACGACGCTGAAAGCGATGCTGATGGCAAAGCGCCACGTCCGGGCGGAAGACTGCATGTCGCCCGTCGTCGTCTCGAGAAGGCGGATGCGCTTCTCATGGTCCTCGTTTTTGATCTGAGCGGCCTCGGTCAGTTTGCCAATGTCCTTGCTGACGTTGCTCATACGCTCATTGAGCGTGACTAGAAGGTCATGGTCAGTCTGGTACTGATCTAGCTCTCGCGGCTCGGACATATATGCCTAGATTGTACCACCCGGTGAAAACGGGCTTCATTCAATCCACAGCTAGCGGTCGATGATGCGGGTATAGATCGTGTTGGTGAAGCTGCCGATCGAGACTACGTCGTCCGGCTCTGCCTGAATGGTCGTGGAGATGTCATCCGCCGAGACGCTCGAGTACAAAGACGTGCCGTTAATCGTCACGCTGCCTTGGTTGGTTGAGAATCCCTGGATCAGCTGCGGCGCATAGCAGGTCGTAGTCGAGAAAGCGCGTGAGATGAGCCCGGATACGAGCGCGCCGTTCTTGGGCCGCCAGATGCGGGTCGTGCTCGTGGCGATGCCGATCTTGCGCGATATCGTGCCGGCCGATGTGGAGATAGCTCCGTTGGTGTCGCTCAGGTAATAGGTCGCGCCGGAGGTGAGCCCGGTCTTCTCCGAAATAATATGCGAGACGTTCACTTCGATGGGATTGTTGAGGGTCGAGGCACCTATGGCGAATCCGATGAAGTTGATGCGGTAGGCCCATGCGGAGGCCGACGCCTTCATCACCTTGCCCGTCGAGAGGTCGAGGGCCACCGCGTCGCCTGCGCTTATGGTCTCGCCCGCGGTGAGGCTCGGGGTAAACTCGTCGGCTTTGATGTCGGAGCCGGTGGTGATGGACATACGCTAGGAGGCATTGACGTTAATGGTAATGGAGACGGTCATCGCTTCGCTGCTGCTCTTCGTCCATCCGCCCGTCAGCGCCCGGTTGAAGAGCTGTCCGGAGTTGGCGACGGACGTGCCGTCGATAAAGAGGCCGAACTCGTTGTACGTGCCGCTGGTGTCGGCCTTGCTGAAAAAGAAGTCGAGGCCGGCCTGGTTGCTGCTGTGCGTGCGCCGGGCATAAAGCTTTCGCTTTACCTCCGTGCCCAGCTGGGTGTCGGACGAGGCGGGAGCCGCGCTGCCGCTCCCTAGCGCGCCGTAATTGATGGCTCCGGTGTAGGTCGTCTCGCCGATCAGCAATCCGGCAAGCACCGAGCGGCCGGTCAGGACGACTAGATTATGTGTCAAGAACTGCCGCACGGGGCAGAGCGTTTCGAGCTCCTCCAGCAAGGAAGCATATAGCGGCTCGGGCACGTCGTGGGCCGTTCCCAGGACGTCGTTTATCTCGCGCGCGCGGTCGCTGGACAGCTCAAAATTGCGGAAGAGAAGAGAGCCCCTGAGCGCGCAATCGTCGGCGAGTGGCTGGGTAGCTGCTTGCATACACGCCTAATGGTAGCACGGGCGCTAGGCCCACTCGCTCATGTTCCACACGCCGGTGGGGCTGCCCGAGGTGTACTTGAAGGGGGGCGTGTAGTTGGTCTTCGTAGGTGCATTGTCGAGCGTCACGCACAGGTCGCTGAAGCCCTCTATGGTGTAGATCACGTCCGTGTCCGATACCTCGCCCTCGTCGCTCGCCAGCGACTCCAGGAACTCCTGCACGCCGGCAAGCCTCCCGCCGAAGCGCACCTCGTAGCCGTACTCGGTCGAGCCGGTCCCGGCATCCTCTGTCAGCGATATGTTGACCTCCTGGACAAGGAACGTCGTCGCGCTCGCAATGCCATGGGTTGCCAGCGTCACTGTCAGCACCTGGCCGGGTTCAAAGACCGAGCCCGCGGTCAGGAGCGACGTGCGCGTCACGAAGACGCCGTTGACCAGCGGGTCCGCAAATTCCTCGAGCTCCCGCACGGCGCGCGTCCACGCCTCGTCCTTGGTGGTGATGCTCGTGTCCTTGATCGTGTACTCGTAGGTGCCGTCCCCGCCGTCGAGCGCGGCAAAGAAGGCGATCGACGGCGTGTCGGTCGCCTTTGTGATAATGGGGACGCGGCCGTAGTAGACGATGACGATGCTGTCGGGCGTGCCGCCGCCAACCGGCGTCGATTGGGAGCTGGTCAACCGGAACGACTGTCCCGTGAACGAATAGACGAATACGTCCGTGTCGCGCTCGTTAACGTCGAGCGAGAACTGCTTTGATACGCCGTTTATGGATATCGAGACGACCTCGGACGGCTTGAGCCCGAGCTCCCAGGAGCGCGTCGCCCCGTCGCCCGTAAAGGTCTCGGTGGTCGTGTTGGCGTCCTGCTCGCCATCGCCATTGCCGATCACGATGACGGAGTTGCGGACCTGTGCGGTGTCGTAGGAGATGTTGACTGCCTCATAGTTGCGCGAGCTCTCGGTGATCGCCTCCGGCGCCGCGGTCGCGGTAGTTGACGTAAAGAAGAGGTTCTTCTGGTAGTCGACGTACCAGACGTAGCCCGTGAGCTTCTGGAGCTTTTCAAAGCACTTGCGCAGGGAGATGTGATCGAAGGTGATGGAGTCGATGGTCGGGCCGGTGGCCACGTTCGAGACGGTAAAGCCGTAGGCGGCGTCGAGGTACGTGCCGGCGAGGTCCGCCACGATGTCATGGAGCGTCTGGTTCGCGTACGCCCGGCGCGCGATCTTGTTGTTGAATATCCAGCTATAGTCCGAGGCCTCCACGTCGTAGACGAAGAGCTGGCCGGCGCCCACCTCGGTCGACTGGACGCGGGTGATGTAGCCGCCGAAGAGGAACCGGCTGCCGTCCTTGAAGACGATCTCCGCTCCCTCCTGCGGCGCGGCGCCGCCGGGCAGGGAGGTAAGCTGGAGGTTCATTACGCTCGATTTGTTCTGCACGAGCTCGCGTATGCGCGCCGAGTTCGTCTTGTAGCGCGGCAGATAGTTGGTCCCCGCTATGGTGAGGGTCTTTGACATGGTTAGACGGTGGCGAGCTTATGCCCGCGGCTCACATCGCGGAGCGCCTCCTCTATCTGCCGGCGCAGATAGTTGGCGTCCTCGCGGTTGCGTACGGTCGGGTTATTGATGACGACGGAGTAGGTGGTCTGGCCGCCCGCGCTCCGGCCCGCCGGCACGATGCGCTCCCCGCCGTGCGCCAGTATGGGCACCGCGGTTCCTATGGCGCCCGGCACGATGCCCCCATGCTCGAAGCGCGGGAGCTTGACCTCGGCGGCCAGCGGGATGTTGATGCCGAAGCTCTTGCCGCCTACGCCGGGTGCCCAGTCGGGTATCGAGAAATGTATCTTGTTAAGGGCGCCCAAAATGACGTTGACCGCCTTTACCCAGCTGTTCGCCCATGCCTCCGCGATCCCGATGAGGAAGTTCACCCCGGCTGCGAAGACGCCCTTGATGCCCTCCCAGATGGCCCCGAGCTTTTCCTTTACGAGCGCCCAGTTGTTCACCACCCACAGGATGCCGGCCACCATGCCGCCGATGATCGCGCCGCCTATGATGTAGGGCGCCAGCGCCACGGCGAGGGCAAAGAAGGCCGGAATCACGGTAGTGAAGATCGTGACGGCCAACCCGATGAGCGCCGGCGTGAGCGCGCCCGCTATCGCCCCCGCGACTATGTAAAGGACGGCCTGGTGCTGCTGTAGCCATCCCACAAGGTTGGCGGTGTTTTCCGACCACTCGATCACCTTCTCGATTACCGGGAGCATGGCCGCGATAAACTGGGTCAGGAGCGGCAAGAGCTTGGTGCCCACCGTTTCCAGCAGGTTCTGGAACGTGACGTGGAAGGCCGCCATCTGCCCTTGGAACGTCTGCGAGAAGCCTTGCGCCTGGCCGGCCACCTTCGTTTGCAGCTCGTCGAGCGCCTGCATGGGCGTCAGGGTGTCGCTGATCTCGATGCCGTAAAGCTTCAGGGCGCGCTGGTTGCCGGACATCACGAGGCTGATGAGCTTCTGCGACTCCGAGAGCTGTATGCCCTTTGCGCGCGCGAGGTCCATCGCAAGCGTGTTGAGCTTGATGGCCTGGCTGAGGTCGCCGGTGCGCTGGAAGAGGGACGCGATCGAGTTCGCTGCCTCCTCGTCGTCAAAGCCGAGTTTCACCGCGGCTGCCGCGGCGGCAAGTATGCCAGCGCGCGCGTCCGTTCCCTTCTTTCCCATCGTGGCGAGCGTCGCACCAAAGCGCGCCATCTCGACCTCGGCACTGGAGGCGGCCTTGACCGCCATCACCCCGAACGCGCCGATAGCCGTGGCGGCCCCGGCGATACCCACGGCGATCGCGGTGGAGGCGGTCTTGGCATTGTCGAAGTTCGTCGCCATCTTGCCGACCGACGTTCCGACGTTCTTAAAAACGGCCGTAGCCTCGTCGCGGGCCTTGATGACTATCGAGAGCTCCTGGTTGTCGCCGCCGAATGAGGTCATGCCCCCATTATCACCCATGTTTCGGCTGCCTGCCCGCCCGCTCCTCGTTGCGGTGGTCTATCTCCCACTTGCGCAGAAGCGCCTCGATCACCCAGGTGGGCTGCGCCAGGTAGGTGTCGTAATCCCAATGCATCCGCTCGCACACGGCGACAATGACCATCTCGTCGCGCACTTGACCGGATGCGTAGGCGGCTACCGCGCCCGCTATTTTTTTTTAGGGTCGATGAGCCCGGTAACGAGCGCGCTCAGCTCGGTAAACTCCACGATGGGCAGGTTGAGTACGGCCTCGAGGATCTTGTCGGGGTCTTCGATGTCGTCAAACTTGGTGATGACGATCTTGAACGCGGAGTTGTTCGCAGTGATCTGCTGATCAAGATCGCTCTTGCCGTCTTCCTTGCGGCCTGCAATGGCCGCTATCTGCTGCGCCTCGCGGCCTGTAATGTAGTCGTACATCACGATGGCATGGGAGCCGACGGTTACGTTCTTGGTGGGACGTTCCATACTTAGGCTTTGTCGTACACGTGGGTAGAGGCGTTGTTGACGTTGTTGATGACGACCGCGGTAAGCTCCACATCGGTCGCGTCGTATTCCACGGTAAATTCCTGATTAAGCACTAGGAGGCCGTCGAGATTGTGTTCGATGGGAGGGGCGGTGAGGACCAGGCGGCCCAGCTTGAAGGTGATCGTCTCCAGCGAAGACGCGCCGATGAGGGAGCCGGTAAAGCTCACGATGAGCGCGTTCTTGGTGTTGGCGCGGTACTTGGCGAGCTCGGTCGTGTCGGAGAAGTGCAGCGAGTAGCTCCCGGTGATCTCTAAGCGTCCGTTTACGAGATTGCCCGCGGTTATCGTGTTGGCGCCCGAGAGGAATGCCTCGTCGAGCAGCACGTTGTTCTTGAGGTTGAGCTTGAACGACTTGAGCGGCGTAGCGCTGGCGCTGGCTGCGTTGGACACCGAGGTCCCGAACTTCGCCTTGTACTGGTGGTAGGCGAACTGGGTCTCCTGCGTGTAGCTCTCCGAGAGGGTATCGGTGCCCGGGAACTGGCCGATGAGGTCGAGCGTGCATTTTGCATAATCATCGCTCACCTCGAAGTTAAGCGCGTTGCATACCGTGTTGAGGTAGGTCGCCGTCTCGATCGCGCCGGCCTTCGTGGTCAGCGTCGCGGTGCGCGGCGTCGAGTTGGTGTTATTGATGGTGAAGGTGTGGGTGTAGGCGCTGTCCGATATCGTCGAGGACGACACGCTGCCCATGGCGAGCGCGAGCGCGTACGGCATCGTCTTTACGTCGGGTACGAAGCCGATCGACCCCTGCGCGTACTTGCGCTTTATCATCGAGTTGGAGGAAATGTTGCGGATGCCGCGCGCCGCATTGAACATCGACTTTTCCGCGATGCCCTGCATCGAGTAGTCAGTCCAGGGGAAGTAGACCGTCTCCGCGACGGACACGCCGGGCGCCGCGGCGCTCTCGATGCCCAGCCCGACCGCAACCTGCGTACCTGAAGTTTTCGCCATATAAAATTAGTTAGTAGGTAACTGCCTGCCTCCTTTCCTCTCCGGCACCATCGAAATCTCCGGCTCCTGCAATATGCGCGCCTGTGCCTCCGTGTCTTCGGGCAGCTCGCGCGCCTCGCCGGCACTGATCCCCCAGTTGAGACTGGGGAAGCTGATTGACTTGGAAGATATCACCTGGGCCATATGCGCTTATTCTACCGCACTTGCGAGAACGTGCAGACAAAGTCCACCCGCGCCTCGATCGTCCACTCCTCTGGCGTTCGCCCTTTAAGCGTGGTCCCGTAGTCGACGCGCGTGACGCTGCCCAAGTCGGTGCGCAGGTTCTTGGCCTCGTCCAGGACGATATTAGAGCGCAGAATGCCCAGAATTGACTCGTCCTTGAGTGTGTAGTCGGCATTGCGGCCCTCCACGATGTCGTACAGGGTGGAGACCCCCGCGACGGCCTTGGCGATGTTCTCCTCTGTGGATAAGTCCTTGCGCACATCGGTGATTATTGTGATCGACATGCCTATCGCGTGCTGGTCCTCAGCGTTGGTCATCGCGCTCGCGCGCGTGTCCCGCTTGGAGATTATCGCGCACGGCAGGCTGCTGCCCGGCACGCGCAAGGGCTCGCCCTGGTAGTACGTCTGGATCGCCGATGTGTTCGCCTTCAGCAGGTCGATGTATTTCTGGATGACCGGGTCGATGTATTTCATATGCTAGCGGCGCATGGCCTCGCGGACAAATTCTTGGAAGTAGCGAACGATCGTCACTCTCTGGTTCTGCCCGAGAGCCATCATCACGCGACGCGGCAGGCGGAAGCTGCGCGCGCGGTTGCTCTGATGATATTTGAAGTACTCAGCCGTGTTGTACACGACCGCCTGGTCGCTCTGAACGATCGAGGCAAAGCTGTTCTGCATCCGGCCGGTGCGTATAAGCGGCCCCCCGAAAAAGCCGCGGCGCGCCTTCTCGGCGACGGTAGCCGGCGAGAGGCGTTTCCATCTCTCCCCAATCGCCGCGCCTTGGGTGGCGAACACGTCCTTGGAAAAGGTTTTCTTGAGGTAGTAGACCGAGTTCTCGAACGGCTGCCGGTAATCCTTCAAAGACGTGCCCATACCGATGAGCACGCGAGAGAGCTCCTTCTCGCCCTCGATGGTCCATTGCAGGTGAAAGTTCGCCATACATATTAAAATCTGTCATCCATCGCGAAATTGGCCGCGTCAGTGTCCTCGTCGTTGGGATAACCGGCGAGCACGTCGGTGCCGGTCTGCCGGCCGAGTTCCGTCCCATCGACGCCGATGAGGAGCTGCTTACCGTTTTGGATAGCCTTGAGGATCGCGCGGGCCTCGCCCAGCCACTTGCCGCCCTGGCCATCGGCGCCAAACTCCTCGTAGTCGATGTATCCTGCTGCCAAAAGCTCGCAGAGATGGGAGACGAGGGGAGGGACCTCACTAAGGGGCAAGGTATACCGTGAGAGGAGGGCGCTGTTGATCTCGTTTTCAGCCTGTTTGCGCTTCATCTCCATCCGAAAATCGGAGTAGAGCGAGTTGCCTGCAAGTCCGGCATGCTTGCGGATCGCCCAGAGCGAGGCGTATCGCGTCGTTTCGTCCGCCAGCGCCGCCTCCGAGTCTCCTATCGCGGTCTCCTCTGATGTCTCGGAGTTGTAGTACGTGGCCTTGAAGTACGTCGCCGTGTTGCCTGAATATTCGAATACCGTTCCCTGTGGATCGTCGACCTGGATGTCTTTCGGGCTTCCGTCGCCAGTCAACTCCACATACACGCCGCCTGCGCTGGTCGAGCCGTAGAACTTGCGCTGATTGAAGCGATACAGCGTTACGGGCTCGTCCTTCTGGTGATTGAACTTGAGCGTGCCGACGCTGATCTCCTGCGGGTCCGATACGGCATCATCGATCTGCTGGAGCTCCGCCAATTCGCTGCCTTCGCGGCCGATAACGACAAAGTCGGCCTCGGCGAAGCCGTCGCTGTTCTCGACTGAAAGCGCGACGCTCGAGCCTGCCGCGGCATCCGCCGAAAGGCGCGTCGTCTGCGTCTTTATAAACGGCTCGGTGACGGCAAGGAGTGTTCGCATAGTTAGAGGATTGTTTTAGTCTGCTCCGTCGTGAGTTTCGCGGGCTGATCCTGCTCCTTTGATTTTAGCACGGTCGCATCCGGACGCGCGCTAAGGACTGTGGACGCCGACTTCTGCACAATCGCCGCGGCGCCCTGAGCGACGGAAAGCAGGATGGTGACGCCCTTATGCACCGCGGTCTTGGCATGCGTTAGCAGGCTGTCGGCCAGCGTAATCGTCTCGTCGAGGACCTTGATGAACTGGCGGGAGAACTGGTCGGAAAGCCTCAAAACTTCGTCCAGGACGAGGGCGGCGGCCCGGGTAAGGGTATCCGCCATGCTGAGCGTTTCCGTCAGCGTGCGGCCGGCCTGGCGCGTCAGGGCGTCGGTATGAGTCAGCGTCTCGGAAAGGGCCCGGGCGGCCTGCCGGATGAGGGTATCGGCGAGGGTAAGGACCTCTGAAAAGGCGCGGGCACTCTGGCGCACCATACTGTCTGTGAAGGTCAAGGTGTCGGACAGAATCTTGCCCGGCCCCCGCGTCAGCGTATCCGAAAGGGTGACGGCCTCGCTCAGTATCCTGGCCGCCTGATACAGGAGGGTATCGGCATAGGCGATCGTCTCGTTGAGCACCTTCGTGAGAGCGCGATCGAGCGTATCCGTGTGCGTGATGATCTCGGACAAGAGCTTGCCGGCGCCACGGACGAGCGTGTCGCTGAGATTCACGGTGTCGGAAAGCACCTTGCCCGCCTGCTTGAGGAGCGTATCGCTAAACGTCACAATCTCCGTGTAGGCCCGCGTAATCTGGCGGATGCAGGTGTCGGCGAGCGTGACCGTTTCCGCAAAGACGGCGCTGATGGCGCGCTCAATTGTGTCGCTGAGGGTCAGCACTTCCTCGAGCATCTTCTGAAAGAAGGACGAGATCGTGACGCTGTCAGTAAAAGTTACCGTCTCGACAAGGGCCGTGGCGAGAGAGCGCAGGAGCGTGTCCGTGTAGGTGATGGTCTCCAGGCAGAGCTTTCCTATGTCGCGCAGGAGCGCGTCGGTCAGCGTTATCGTCTCGGAAAGGACCTTGCCGCCCTGATTGGAGAGAGTATCGGTCCAGGTGACCGTATCGCTGAAGATCCTCGCAACCTGCGCAAGGCGCGTATCACTAAGGATCACCGTCTCGCTGAGCGCGCGCGCAACGTCGCGGATGACCGTATCGGTATGCGTGATGATCTCCGAGCATTCGCGGCCCATGTCGCGGAGAAAAGCCTCGGAGAGTGTCACGGTCTCGGAAAGCAGCTTGCCGGCGCCGCGGATCAAAGTATCGGTATGGGTGATGGTGTCGCTGAAAATGCGCGCACTTTGCCGCAACATCGTATCGCTGAGAGTGATCGTGTCACTCAGGATTTGAGAATAGGCATAGGTCCCCCGGACGGGCCGGATGAGCGGCTTAAAATGTTGCGCTCTTCCAAGTCGGGCCATGGCTTCATTGTACGCCTAGTAAGAGCTTGCACGGTGTACCGCCTGCGGCACTCGATAGTATCTCGGGCTGAGCGACGACACGGTGTAGGTGATCTGAACGCGGCCGGCCGCGCCATCACCTCCCTTCGTGAAAGGGGTTGCTCTGGTGCCTCCGCCTCCGCCGCCCGAACCGGGCGCGATACCATTCGAGCCGTCTATGCTCGGATTGCCGCCAGCGCCTCCGACAGCGCCGTTCGTGGTCCCGGCCGTACCGCCAGCGCCACCCGTGGTGAGAGTGGGCGTGCCACCCGTTCCGCCGTCGGTCGTGTCACCGCCGCTACCGCCTCCGCCGCCGCCTTCCGCTCCTCCTGTCGTACCAGGCGTGCCGCCCGTTCCCCCGCTGCGCTTTACATCCCCGACGCCCGAGGCGGCTAAGCCACCAGCGCCTCCCGCCGGTCCCGAGGCAGCACCTGCATCGCCTCCGCTACCTGCCTTGGCGAGCGCAGTCGCGGCATCGATGAAATTTGAATCACCGCCGCCTCCTCCAGCGGAGGCCGCCGATGAATTTCCTCCCGCGCCAACGGTGTAAGAGTAGCTGTTGCCAGGAACGACAACGATTGTCTTCTTTGAATAACCGCCACCTCCGCCTCCGGCGCCCGCGCGCGTAGAACTGCTAGAGCCACCTCCACCTCCGCCTCCTCCCCAAAGCTCCACTACAACCGAAGTGACCCCCGCCGGAGCGATCCAGCTAGAGGTCCCCGGTGTGTTGAAGGTGTCGACGGCCATACATGCGTTAGACCTCCACGATCATGTAGCAGTAAGCGTTTACGGCGGCGCCCGCGGTCACGCGTATTCTCGCGAACTTGCTAACCTGGATGACAGGCTCGCAGCCGAGCGGGAATTGCTTCACGTATTGGTTGGTAGGCGCGATGAGCTGCGCATCGAACATGCGCACAGCCGTTATGGAGCCTTCGCTAGAAGAGGTGTAGCCGGTCGAGGTCGTGCCTACCGGGATGAGGTTCGTTGTAGGATCACCGCCCGCGAGCGCCGCGGCATCTAGCTTGGTGATGTCGTTCGCTACAGATGCGGTCACGGTGGCGGCAACGTCAGTCTCTAGGAGCTCGCATTTAATCGGCGTCGCGGCTGCTGCACCGTCGAAGCTGATCCCCCATTCCTTGATCCTGATCGTGTTAGTCGCGCTCGCCTTTATCTGGAGAAGGGTCTTGATCGACGTGCCGGTCGTTACCACGGCCTGCGCGGCCGTGGTCGGCATCGGCCCGTTTGCGATAAGGTACTGGGCCATAGGTCATTAGGCGGCCTTAATCTTCCAAGTGAGCTGAAGGGTATCGCCCGATATCACGTTGATGGCGGAGAACACCTGGCGCGCGATCATCGTGCCGTTGGTGTCGGCGTTGAAGACGCCCGACTCGGTCACGGCGATGGTGCCGGTGAACGTGATGGTGCCGACAAGCTGCGCCGTGTCGTTGGTGACGGTCGTGGTGACGCGCGAGGCCGTGACTGAGGCGGTTGCGAGCGCATGCACGCCCGAGTCGGCCGAGCCGTCGGCGGCCTTGCCCGTCTGAAGGGCTGTGTCCGACACGCTTGCGGCGGTCGTTCCGGTGCCGATACCGATCGAGGTGAAGGCCGCCGCAGCGCCCGATCCGTTAATGCGGGAGGCGGCGCCGGCGCGGCCCGCGTCGGTGATGAGATTGCGGCCGTCCTTGGCGGCGGTCCAATAGCCGAGCAAGGGCGCGATGAGGCCGGCGTAGGGGCTGTTGATCCAGCGGGGCGAGAGCCATCCCGCCTTCATCAGCCGGACGCACAGGGCATTCTCCTGGAAGATGGGCTTAACGCGGCCGTTCGCGTCGCAGTGGACGATCTCGACGTTGGCGTCGAGCGGTATCGAGCCCGCGAACTGCATCTTTGTTTTGGGAATCATATGTTGCGGAGTTAGCCAGTAATTGTCATGCCCACGATCTCCTGGATGGTTTGATCTGCCTGCGCGTCCTGCGCAGCGAACTCGGCAGAAGCCTCCTGGGTTGCCGTGTCCTTGACGAACGCTGCAAGCACGGCCGAAAGCTCGCCCTCCACCTGCTCGGGCGTCGTATCGAGCGGGAAGCCGTGGCGCTGCGTTGTGATGACCGCGCCGTCAGCGCTTTCGATATTGAACTGCACGGACAGCAGGTTCTCGCCCGTATCCTGCACAGTCAGCTTGTCCGCACTGAGAATTCTTATGGAGTAGTTCATGGGTGGAATGACTAGAGGTTAGCGGACGGGTCCTCGGCCGGCGCTGCATCGGCAGGCGCGCGGTTTGCCTCGATGAGGTCAACCAAGCTCGCCTTGGTGCTCGCAGCCTGGACCGCCTCCGAGGCTATGCCCTCGTTGGCAGCGATGGCTTCAAGCTCCTCGCGCGTCATGCGCTCGGACACCTTGGGCGTCACATCCACTGTCTCCGTAGGCGCGGAATCCGCACTAGGAGCGTCAATAGAGGGCTCGCCCGAGTCCTCAGTCGTCCCGCCGGCTACCGGCTCGGCTGGGGCTTCCTGAGGCGTTACAGGGGCAGGGGCCTCTGCCACCTCAGGCTTGTCGTTGCCGATTACGCCGAGCTGGAAGAGCGTCGATGCCTGCTCATCGGATAGCTCGATCCTGTCGCCGCGATGGTACTCCTTATGGTCGTGGTTGAGGTTGCTATAAACGTAGTACTTGCTCATAGGTCGTTGATTTTAGTCGGATAGAACGTACTCGACGTAGACGTTGAGCTTGCCAGCCGTGAGAGCTTCTACCGCGACCGTCGCGGTGATCTCGCGCACCGCAGTCGTCTTGATGTATGACGCCGCCTTGCGGGCCGCATCGAGGATGGCGCTGTCGCCTGCCACGGTCGCCTCGGCATACGAGCCCGGCAGGCATCCGTGCAGGCCTGCGTCCCATACGTTGCTCGCATTGCTGATGGCGATGGCGGCCGTGAGGTCCCCGGCACCCTCGATCTTCAGCGCGATGGTTGCTGCGTCGGTCGCTGACGTGAAGGTGGTCACTACGTCGACCCAGGCGTTCGTGACGATGGCCTTAGAAGGCAGGTATACGCCCAAGCCGTGCGCGGCGATGGTCGTGCTGGCGGTTCCTGAGCTGTCGGTAGTCGCAGTATCGAACGTGGCGACTGCCAGCTCCCGTACGACCGTGCCCTTGCGCTTGGTGCGCGTAATGCCGGACTTGTTCTTGATGATGAACTCAGGCGCGGTCTGCCTGACGCTTTTTATTCCCATATGTGGTGAGTTATGCGCCGTGGGGTCCGCGGGGATTCCGCGGACCTTGGCGCGCTAATAACTTAGGCGACTGCGTTCTTGATGAGGTATCCGGCGGCGGCGGAGACGAGCTGGAGATCGTAATAGTTATCGCCCACGCGAACGTAGGTGCCCTTGCGATCCTCCTCATCAGAGCCGCGCAGGCGCTCTACCTTGCGGGTCTTCCACTGGTAGTTAAGGCCGAGCGTGATCATCTTTTGGCCGACGCGCGGGTTGATGTAGGCGAGGACGATGTCCTTGCCCCAGATGTAGCCCATGGCGTCGGTCTGACCCTCCTTGGCGGTGTTCTTGCCGGCGGCACCGATGAGGACGCGGTCAACGCCTATGAGAGACGCGAGCAGGTCCTCGGTGATGACGCCCTTCTGCGAGTACTTGACGCGCTCGAGGAAGTCAGGATGGTTCTTAATCTTGTCCCACACCTGCTTGCCTATGATGGCAGTGTTCGGGCGCTGGAAGATGGAAGCGTGCACGGTCTGCATGCCGGTCTCGATAACGCCGAACGGGTCGGAGTTATCGTAGTCGCTGAACTGCGCGCTGCCCGACAGCGTGATGTTCTGGGTCATGACGCTGGTCGAGGTGAGCATCGTTGCGAGCTCCACCTCCTTGTTGATCATGTGCATCTCGGTGACGTTCTCGGTCGCATCGACGTACGGGTCGAGCGGCGGGACTGCATTGTCCGCATCCTCGTCCGTTACGAACTGCTTGAGCGAGTGGTCTTCCGCGAAGTACGGAAGGCCGGTCGTCAGCGAGAGCGTTACCTCGTTGGAAGGTGCACCCGAGGCGCGCTTGTTCTCCGGATTGCGGAAGCGGCCCTTGTCATAGATGAAGTGCTTGCCAGACTGCTTAGAGACGGGCATCGCGGGAAAGATCGAATCCGCGATGTACGTGTCGTTGCTGTAACCGATAGAGATGTTGCTCAGTACCGGGTCGACGCCTTGATAACGATTGGTAGACATAAAGTAATTGGATAGAAGCTAATGACTAAGCAGAGAGCGTGTAGATGCCGAGCTGCACCTCGATAATGTCGCCGTCGGCCGATGCGGCCTCAAGAGCGACGCCCAGGACCGTGTGATGGTCGGTGGTGGTGGTAACAACCTTGCCGGCGGTCGTGGCGGTGACCTTCGCGCCTGCGCTGATAGCGGCCGATGCGATGGCCTTCGTGGTGCCGATAAAGCGGTAGGTGCACTGCTCGGTGGCTGCGGCAGCCATTTGAGCGACGCCCACAATGGCGTCAGAGTTGCTGGTGGCTACGTCGATGCCGGTCGACGTGATTTTGACGACCTGGTAGGCCGTGATGGCGTTGTCTGCGGTCTTCGACCTCTCGAAGTCGCGTACTGATTGAGACATAAATTAGTGTTGTTAGCGGTTAGTTAGATGCTGCGAGCTCTGCGTCGTACTTGGCCTTGAGTTCGGGCTTCTCGGAGAAGAGCTTCCGGACTGCGTCTGAGTACCCAAGTTTGCCATCCGAGGCGGCGATCATCGCCTTAACCGCGGTGTCAACTTCCTTCGCGACAGCATCGACGCCGGCACCCTCACTACCGCCGTCGCCGACCTCGCTAAAGATCGATGCGTCGCGCTTGGGCAGGTTGCTCATGAGGTTGATGAACTGGTCGCGCTGCTTCTCCGAGAGCGTCTTTACGAAGCTCTCAACTGCGCCCTTCTGCTTGACGCCGAAGTGGCCGTTCTTGTTGGTATCGGAGAAGATCATCTTGGTCACAAGCGCGTCGCGCTCGCTGGCCTCGATCTTCTGAAGTGCCTTGGCGCCGTCGTCCGCTGCCTTGCGGAGCGCGTTCACCTCGGCCTCGGACATGGTAATTACCTTGCCCTTCGGCTCGGCTGCTGCCACAGGCGCCGGGTCGGCCGCGGGTGCCGGATCGGCCGGGACCGGGTCTGCTGCGGGCGCAGGGTCTGCTGCGGGCTCCTCTATCACGCTTGCGAAAGCCGATTTTTGATCAGCATCCAATTCGTCCTTGTGCTCGCGCACAAAGCTCTTCTCGTCTGCCGTCAGGTCCTCCGCTTTCTTCGCGAGTATTTCTTTCAAATCCATAGATTGACTAAATTGATTCATAATGCCCGGCTCGCTGAACGCCAGCACGGGTGCCTCGAGCTCCTTGAAGTACGGCTTGTTGGTGAGCGCGCCGCCCACGAGGACGTTGTGGAACACCTTCCGCGTCTCCGGGTCCTCATACTCCTCGTAGAACTCGGGCGAGAAGTACTTGAAGGCGTTCTCCTGGAGGAGGCGCGCGCCTTCCTCGGTCCACTCGACGTACGCCCAGAGGCCGTTTACTCCCCGGTCGTACACCTCCCTGAACCAGCCGATGGCCGGCAGCTCCCCGCCGCTCATGCCGTTGTCGTGACCCGCGGTGATGGGGATGCTGCGGCGGACCTTGTCTTTGAAGTTTTGTACGAACTCCTTGATGTCGGCCGGCGTAATCTCCATCTCGCCGTACACCGGATGCTGCCACTTGCCCGTCGGGACAACGTGTAGATCACCCGCTTTTTCAGCAAAGGCCCGGCCCTCGGGGAGGAGGATCGGAAACGCGATTCGCTTTTTGCTATCGTGTCCCTCTTGCTTCATGCCTCCATCATACAGCATGTTCACCGCCGTATTGTCCGAGACCACAAACGGCAATATGGGGATAACAACGTTCGAGGGCTATTGGGATGGCCGGTCAAATGGAAGGGGAGGCACCTCTGGCTGAAGAAAAGGAGCGCGTACCAACAAATGTGGACGTGGCACTCGTTAGAAAACTGATAAGCGACTTCAGAGCTGCCGACCGCGACGGCATCTCGGTCCAAAAGATGGTATCGTTCCTGACGAGTTTCCCGTTCCTTCCTCACTGCGAGGGATTTCTATACCCCGGCACCCTCATCGGGCGCGCTCGGATTAACTCAGGACCATCGTTGTTTTGTTCGGAGAAGGAACTTTCCTATCATCCCAAGGCGGATGAATGTAAGCGTTATGGACGGGCGTCAACACCGCTACGCGCAGTCTTCTACGGCAGCATCATGGCTGGGTTGGTCGAGGATCGGGTCCTGACCCTGATGTCCGAAGTAGCGGAAGTATTCAAGAACGGCGCGGATGGCAAATACGATATGCCATCGGAGTTCTTCCTGACGGTCGGTACTTGGTCGGTAACCGAAAAAATCACCGTAGCTGAAATGGTGTACGCGCAACGGTTCATCAACGCCTCACCGGAAATCAGAAAAGCATTCGAACACTTCATGCGAAGCTTCGCAGGAAAGATCGGCGGCAATGAGTTAGAAGCAACAACCGCGATCTTGGAATTTATTTGCGAAGAGTTTGCCAATCCACATGTTGCTCGACACGAAGACTACGTAGTCTCGGCCGCTTACGCACAGATGTTGCTTGAAACAACACCGCGCGTACAGGGAATACTTTATCCTAGTGTTCGTTCTGACGCCCGAGGCTTCAACGTTGCACTGTATCCATACACCGTCGAGCGGAGCCTCGTACTTATTGAGGCTGCATATTGTCGGGTCTCCGAAGCTCACACTCCGCGCCCTGTGTTTCAGGTGTTAAAGATAGCTAGCGACTTAGGACCAGTGAACTCGCGTTTCACCTGGGTCGATGTTCCAAGCAAGGGCGGCCTCCGCGCCTAGGAAGTCAAGCTAATCAGGACTCATTGGCTTCTGCGCTCTTCCCGCTTGTCAGCCTCCTCGCGGGCCGGCGTGCCCTTCTTGGTTATAGGCGTCTTGGGCTGCATCAAGGCATTGACAACGTCGCCGAAGCGGTCTCGCAGCGATTTTGGAATGCCGCCGATCTTAGGCAGTTCGTCCTCGTCCTTCTTGATCGCCACCCATATGCCGCGGCAGTTGGAATGGAAGATGGTGTTTTGAGCAAACGGGTCGCTCGTCTCGACGATGCGTCCGTCGATCGACAGGCAGTAGTTGCAGGTAGTCAGGTCCAGGAGCTCCGATCGCTGGAGCGCGTGCAGGTCGTCGCCGTTGATGTCAAACACGACGTTGCGGCCATAGTTTATGTAGCCGGCCATGAGGATGCTGGAAGCGTCGGAGGTGAGGGCCTCGATGGCTGCGGCAGCCGCGGCGTCCGCCGCTGCAAGCGCCTGAGTGGTTGACGCGCCCTTGCTCAGCGCCTCGATGTAGGCGTTCTTGCTCTCGCTCGTTATTTGCGTGATCTGCTGGTCGGCTATCGCGGCGGCCCGTATGTCGATCTGCCGGAGCACGTCCTGCGGGTTTGCAGGCGCGTTGAGCCCGAGCTCCTTGGCGGCGTTGTTCTTGCCGTATAGGAACGCGCTCTGGGCGGCGTTCTTGATGATCCTCGCCAAGTCGTTCTGCACCTTCAGTGTCGCGTCCTTTATGCCCTCGGTGTCGCCCGCATGCGCGGCCCGGGTGAACGCGGCCATGTACTTGTCGCGGGCCTCGTGCAGGAGCGCGGCCGTCTCCTTGTCAAACTGGGCCTCCAGCTCGTCGAGCTTGTCCTGGAGGCTCTGGAAGTTGACCTTCTCCTCAGCAAACGTCAGCGACCGCGATGGCTTAAATTCGGCGAACGCGAGGTACTTTTTTTTTAGGTTACCCTCGCTCATCTCGATGTCATCGGGAGCCTTGGGGTCTTGAGGAGCAAACGGCGCGATCTTGGGAGCTGGTTTCTCGCGCTTGCCGGTCTCGTCGAACTCAGGGAGATTGAGCGCCTCGCGGAAGTAATCCTCGTCGGCTTCCTGCGGAGTGACCGCACCCGTGTCCACAAGAGTTTTGTAGGCGTCGGACAGGCCAGCCACGTCCGTACTGGTGATGCCCTCGAAATCCAGGGTCGGATATTCCTTAACGTTATCGAAGTTGAGGTCTACGAGCTCCTTGATGGCCTGCTTGTTAAAGGTGCTGGCGAAATTACGGGCCACGGCCTCAAGCGACTGCAAGAACAGGTCTGAGTGGTCCTCGGAGAGGGCGCGGCTACCCGAGGTGCCGGCGGTCGATGCGGCGCCGAGCTCAAGAAAGGCCGCGAGTACCGACTTCATAATCTCGCGGTTGTGGTGTGCGAGAGAGTTCTGCGGATCGCGCGTCTTGTCAGACTGCATGTCCTTAAAGCCGATCTCATAGTCGTTAGGCTCAACGATGTAGGCATGCGAGTTGGCGCGCATGTTCTTGAGGATCGTCTCGGCCTTCGCGACATCGGACGCAGTCGCTTCGCTGGGCAACTTCACATACGGGACGCCCAAGCCCTGCCGCTCAAAGGCGATGGCGTCGATCTTGTAGATCGTGTTCTTGATAAACCAGTGCTTGTAGGCTGGGCGCAGTATCGACGTGCCCCACCAATTGTCGCCTTCCATCTCGTTGACGAACACGATGAGCTTGTCGCCCGGTATCTCAACCACCTTACCGGTTGAGGTGTTCTGCGTGATGCCGAACTCGCCTCCCGCAATGGCCCACTTCTGGATTGAACGCGGCATGCGCGGGGCAAGCTTGTCCCATACGATGCGCGGCGTGCCATCAACGTCGCGTACGGCGAATACCTTCTCGAAGGGCATCACGCCGAATGGAAGCGACAAGAGCGCTTGGCGCAGGAAGTCGTCGAAAGAAAAATTAGGTGCTTCAAAAAGCGCCTTCGTCACAAAATCCTTTCTCTCCTGATCGACGGCCTCTTCGCTGGCCGCTTTGACAAACCAGTTCGCCGCTCGCACGGGGAGGGTGACCGCGAGGTATGCGGCGCGCACGGTGCCATCGGACTTGCGCATCTCGTCGTAGATCGCGATGCCGCGAACGTCCTGAAGTTTGGAGTTGTACTCCTCGCTGATGACTCCATCGAGAATGCGGGTGCCGGTGTCGCCAAGCTCTACAAGCCCGTCAATTTTTTTAGCGGCTGTGGGTTTCTTGGGCTTGGCGGGTGCCATATGCCGATATGATAGCACCCACTTTAAAACTGCTCGTCGAGCAATCCCCCGGTGAGCGTGCTCGAGCGGCGCGCGGGCGGTGGCTCAGGTGGCAGGGCGCTCGTCGATTTGCCAAGCATCCATCGGCGTTGCGCGAGCATCTTGGCGTCCGGGCAGTGGTCGTCTTCCTTGAGCGGCTTGTCGCTGCCCTTCTGGTAGCGATAGCGCTTGTGCTGCCAGATGGCCTCCTTGAACTCCGCGGGGATGCGGTTGAGGCGCCGCGAGAAGTACGCGCGGTAGTTACCGAGCATCTCCTCCTTCTCTGTGCCGAGCCGTTTGCTCTTGTCTTTCTTTCCGTCCGTGGTGGTGTGCTGGACCGGGCGGCCGAAGGGCACCTCCACGACCGTGCAGCGGAATTGCTCCTTCTCCGGGAGCTCGCGAATGGCCTTGGCGATCTCGGCGCGCAGGTCGGCGTTCTCGAAGGGGTGGGAGCCGTCGGCGTACAGCGTCCGCATTTTGTATTTGAGCACGTCGGCCACGATGTCCCGGATAATGACGGCGGAGCGCACCTGCGTGTAGATGCCCATTTCGAGCTGGACCAGCACGCCGTCCTTGTGCGCCATCTCAACGTCCCAGGCCGTCATGCCCTGGAAGCCCCAGTCCAAGCCTCCCGCCACTTCAGCGCCCGGCCGATACTCGTAGCCGGTCAGGTCGGGGATGACGCAGGCATCCACGTCCTCGGGGTCGTTGACCATACCCTCTGCCGACGGCCGCAGGCCCATGTACTCCACGTCAAACCAGTCAATCGACGACTTCTCGCGCCAAGCCTGAATGATGTTGTCGACCGGCACCCAGCCTTCGGGGTCGCCGGTGCGGCCGGTGGCGCGCTTCTTGAGGCCCGCGAGGTCCGGTATCTCGCGGTTGAGCCTCTCGTCGTCCCATATCGCCGGGTCAAACTCCTTCGTTACGTCGAAGATGTCCCAGGAGAGACGGGTGTAGCCGAGCTCGTCCGCGCGGTCCCACGTCTCCTGGAAGAAGCCGAATATCTTATGAAAGGTCGAGGTCAGCACCACGAGCGGGTTGTCTGCCGTGTCGACCATCGGGAGCGCGGAGAGGATGATCTCATCTTTGGCCTCGCACGCCTCGTCGATACAAAGGTCATCGGGGTGAGGGCCGCGTACCTGCTTCTGCGATGCCGCCACGGCGCGGAAGTAATTGCCCTGGTCCGTGCGCGTACGCAGCATGGTGGGCTCCTTGGGCAGCGCCTCCAGGATCGCGTCGCTGACGAAGATGAACTCGGTAAAGTAGCGGTACACCCCGGTGGCCTGCTCGAGCGAGCCGCCCAGGTTGACGATGTTGCGCAGCTTGAGGAACCATCGGACGAAGCCCAATGCGCCGAGCATCTTGCTTTTGCCGCCGCCGCGGGGGCCCTTGATGATGAAGCGGTTGGCGGGCCGGCCCTGAAGATCCTGCTGGAGCCACAGGCACGCGAATATCAGCCGCAGCTTGCGCGGAAAGAGCATCGACGGGTCGATGAATTTAAGCAGCGATATGGGCTTCGTGCCGTACCGACGCCGGATGTCCTCGGGACTACTGAGGACTACCTTCTTGAATTTTCGCTGCGCCTCGGAGAGCCTCTGCCTCTGCGATAGCGGCGGTGAGGATTGCATACAATTCGTCTTGCCGCTCCTGTGGGAGCGGAGAGAGCAGTTCGCGGATGTCGTCCATGGCGAAGCGCTCTGTTACGTCCTTTGTCTTGTCGACGATGCGGCCGCGCACCTTGTTGTACTCGTTGATTCCTCGGACCTTCGATTGCAGGTCGTCATCCTGCGTGATGATCTTGGCAAGCTGGCTGTCGACGATGTCGTCGCGCAGGAGCTCATTGAGCAGCGCTGTGACACGCTCCTGTATCTCAGGTTTTCTAAGAAGCTTGCCCCCTTCAGTCGCGCAGACTGCGCAGGCGCGGTCATATTCGCTCGGGAGCTTCTTGCGCTTCTTGCGCTTCTTTCCCTTACCCTCGTACTCGGGCTCACGGGACAACTCGTCGAGCTTGTACCCGAACGCCTCCGCGTATGATCGCGTTGCGTTGCCGAACATCTCCTGGTTCTTGGTGTAGTACTGGCAGAATGCTTCGCGCTTGAGCCTGAGCTCTTCCGCCTTTTTGTCCTGTTCGGCCTTAGGAGCGGTCGTCGCTTTCTTCTCCATGAGCTTATCGTAGCACACCGGGCCGATCTTGTTTCCCTCACGGTGATGTGCGTGCTAGTCCGGGGTATTCCGAACGACCAGAATCGCTGCGATGTCTATTACCCGAAACAACCACTACGTCCCGCAATGGTATCAAGCCGGATTTTTTGAGCCGGGACGTTCAACGCTGGCCTATCTCGACCTGACACCGCCTAAAAAGACTCTCCCAGACGGTCGCGTCATAGTGCAGCGAGGCGTTTGGGATAAGACGCCCACTTCAAGGGCCTTTTGCGAAAGGGACCTCTACTCCACGTTCTTCGGCACCACCGTCAACGATGAAATTGAGCGGCGCCTATTTGGCAATATCGATGGCCGGGGCTCTAAAGCTGTTAGGGGGTTCGCCGTGGGTGGCGTGCGCGAATGGCATGAGCACTTCCAGACCCTTTTTGAATTTCTTGATGCTCAGAAGCTTCGCACGCCGAAAGGCCTGGACTGGCTAAAGGCTCGGTACCCCGCTTTATCTCAGAATGAACTTATGTTTGAGATGCAGGGCCTCCGCACGCTGCATTGCTCGATCTGGGCCGGTGGTGTCCGCGAAATTGTCTCTGCTGAAAAGTCGCACGTAAAGTTCATCATCAGCGACCATCCGGTGACGATGTACAACTACGCTCTCCCGCCTACGGCGAAGGAATGCGCGTACCCGTTTGATCCCGGAATAGCGTTGAGAGCTTCCCAAACGATTTACCCCCTGGACCGGGATCATTGTTTGATCCTCACGAATTTGGAATACGCTAAGGACCCGAACACGAGCGCCCTTCAGAAGAGAACCTTTCCGCGGAATTTCCAACAGTCGCTTGCGCGAACTGACGCTTTTATTCGCAAACGTAACCTTACCGCTGAGGAGGTTGCGCAAGTCAACTTTGTGATCAAAGCGCGCGCCCGGCGATATCTCGCGGCCGGCCGCAAAGAGTGGTTTTATCCGGAAAATAGCGTCTCGCAGCCATGGGGTGAACTCCGGAAAGTATTCATCCCTCCGAAAGGCGAGTTGTTTCACTTTGGCGGAGAGATGTTCGTCAAGTATGCGAGCGGTGACGTTCATTATCAGGACGAGTTCGGCAGAACAGAGAAGCCGCGAGACTTCCTATTAAAGAAAGTGCCGGACAGGCCTCCGCGTCCTAAGGATGCTTGTGGTTGTGGGTCAGGGAAGCGGTTCAAGGATTGTTGCCAGTCCAAGCCAGAAGCGTTGCGGACGACCTGGACCGAGCGGAGCATCCGTGAACGGAACCTTATGCTACGCAACGCGATCGTAAATATCCTAGAGCTTGAGTCGGGAAAGGACTGGGTCCAAATTCGCCGTGAGCTGACCGACGACAAGATCAGTGAAATTTACCATCTGTACGAGGGCCTTTGGCCGCTCGAGACTGATTTGCTGGCGCTGTTGCCCAAGCCGGATGGAGCGGCTCGAGCGGTTTACACGGGCTCGATCCACCCATCATCCATCAACGATTTCGCATTGGCTGCCCCGTTGTACTTTGGGGAGCTGCTCGTGCCGCACCCTTTTATCCACTCCGGGATAATCAGCAAGGAGTACAGGCCTACTGAACACCCCAAGTCCTACCGTCAGGAATTTCTGAAGGCGGTCATTTGTTTTCTCAACCTAGTGCCGCTCGTAGAGCTGGGCTTGGTCAACCTCATACCGGACCCGTGCGACTTCGATTACCATCTGCGGAAGGAAATGATGAGCATGGCCAAGGCTCGTGCCGCCACGGTGCACCTTGATCCCAAGGACGACGCTCGCTTGTACAAACAAATGGAAGAGGATAGCCGGCGCAGCATAATGCTGATGCCGCCCGACGCAATGCGCCGGCAGCTCCGCGAACTCTCGCCTCATCTGGATGACGAACAGATCGAAGCCACGATGCGCTATAGCCGCCAGGCTATGGAGATGGACCCACTGGCCGTTCTCCAGGAAGGCTCTCTAGAGGGCGGCAAAGGCGGCGGGCAAATGAACATGTTCAAGCTCGCTCCTAACTTCGAGATGACACTATACTTGGCCAAGGCAACGGGGGCCTGCATCGTCACCGATAGCCCGCACCGCTGGACCGAGGTTAAGATGGCGATCCGCCAGCGCTTTAAGGCGCCGACACCCGGTCTCGTGCCGTTAGTCACTGAAATAGAGGGAACGAAGTTCGCTTTTCCGCAAAATGTAGAGGACGTGGTCGCCTGTGCTTTCCAGAATATCGGAGCTGGGTACCCTGACGTATTCCGTGACCTCTTTAATTACCTAGTCAAGCTCGAGAGTCGCGATGCTAAGCCGAATCGCGAGGCGCAGCTTGTACGCCGCTTTTCCAAGAGCCATGCCGCGGCCCAGCGGGCCCTTCATAAGTCGGGCGTTCCCCTAGAATCCGGCCGCATTTCGTGTGTTTTCCCTCCGGGAGGTATACAGGACAACACGGTCAACCGCCTTCTCTTGATGTCTAGCTCCGAGAGGCATCTGTCCAGCGTACCGATGGCATTTTTCGTCGAGGCGGCGGATGATCTCTCAACTAAAGAAGAACCCAAAGTAACATGATGAGCCCGGCTAGCTACCACCCAAGTAAGCGGCGTAGTTTTCTGCGTCGAAGGCTTTTTCGACCTCAGAGACATCCACATCAAAGTTGCGCGCAATAACCTCAGGCTCGATGTTGTGCTCTTGGCTGATCTTGACGCGGCCGTACTGCATGCGCGTGAGCCCTGGTCTCTTATCGCTGAGCGACGCGTACGCCTGGTTGCCTTCGTTTGGTGCGGTAATTTCGGTATGGGCCCCCTTGCTCGCGCCAGAGAGGGGGCAGTCCTTCTTGTGTCGTCGGCCTTTTGACCCGCACTCTGCGCAGCCTGGCGCCTTACGAGGTGCTTGTCCCGCCCACGATCGCTGGGCCGGCGTGGGTGCTGGGCGTTCCGGGCGCTCCACAGGTTTCGGAACCTCAATCTTAGGCTCCGCGCTGGTTGTGATTATCACCTCGGAGAGGACGCGCACTCGCTCGGCACCTTCCTCATAGGCGAGCATGCGGCTGGTCTCGGAGTCGTAGAAGTAGCGCGTCATATCGTTTGATTCGTGGTGCGCTTCGCCTTCCCGCCCTTCGTGCCTTCCCTTGAAGCGCGTAGCGGATCGTTCGCGAAGTTGCCCGGATTGCTGTGCTTACCCTGCGCCCGCCCGCCTCTCGCGGCGATTTCGCGCCTCCGCTCCGGGCTCATTGAAGCGAACCCTTTTTTCTCATGTCCCATACAGTCGATTAGTTGTCCCAGCGAATAATCTTGCGCCCCTCGCCGTCGCGGAAGTTACCGCAAAGGATGACGATCCAGTCGATGAAGGCCCACGGGTACGATATCAGCAGGCCGAATACGCTGAGCGAAAGGAGAAGCTGTATAACGGCGGTCGATGTCTTGCCGACATAAAAGCGGTGGGCGCCACACACGCCAAGGAAGAAGGCGAGTAGGAACGTTACCAAGCGCGATTTGCTGCTTGCCGGCCGGTAATAGGGCAGACCGTCTTCCACGGTGGTGCGGTCGCCATTGAAGTTGACGGTCGCTGTGTCGGTGCTCGTATAACGCATGCCCGCGTTGCTGCTCGTCGTCTGATCCATAAAATATTGATTACTAATATTGCCCGAACCTAGCGCCAGTATAGCACACGACCGGTCGTCAAGAGCTTGAGGTGGGGATAACGGCGCTATAAGCCGAGCCGCTGCACGTCGTCAACCGAGCGGACCACGTGGTACAGCGCGCCGGCTGCCCTGGCTGCGAGCGAGAAGCTTTCCTGCTCGAGAGACATGATGCCGCTCTTTCGCTTCACCTCGAGGAAATACGGGCGGCCCTGATACACGAGGATGATGTCGGGTGAGCCCTTGGTGCCAAATCTGACAAAGCTGCCTTTCTTGGTCTCGAACGCTCCTGTGTTGTTGCGCCACCAAAAATGCCGGCGGTAGGTGAGGTAATCGCAGACCGCCTTCTGTATCTCCCTCTCAAGGGGCTCGGGCGTCATGCCCTGATTATCCCATGGAAAGAAAGAAGCCCGCCGTAGCGAGCCTCTGGGGTTCGCTGCGGGGGCTTTGATATTTATTCGTAGAGCCAAATATTGCTTTTGTTCACTCGGCCGCTTCCAACGTTACCACGGGCTCAGAGAACGCCCGCAAGTAGTCCGTTGCTTTCGAGGCAAGCGAGGCTGCCGTGAGGATGGCCTTGCTGTCGTTCTTGAGTACCTCAAGCCAGTTGGCAACGTAGCCTGCGTGTCGTAGCTCGCCTTTCACTTCGAGGTACGCGCACGTCATGGCGGCACCCAGCTCCGCTACTAGCTCCTCAAATGCGTACTCCTTCTCCTGGAAGCGGCTCTTGAGGTCGCGGTTGAGACGGTCCTTCTGGGCTGTCCAGTGGATATGCTCGTGGCCCCATACCGCGTAGATGTTCTCCGGGTTGAGGAATGCGCCCCGCTCAGGCATCGCGATGATGTCTTTCGAGGGGATGTAGCAGGCTTTGGGTTCGCCCCAGCAGGTCTGTGCTCCGATCGCGACAAAGAACGCTTCGGCCCGCTCGTCGCGCTCGTGCTCGGGCAAGTCGGGTGGGGGGTCTTTGCTCGCCAACCCGTCGCATTGCGCGACGTTAAAGACGTTGAACTGGCGCATGAAGGGCACCAACCGCTCGTCTTCTGTCCCGGCGTTCCTGATCGTCCGATTGACGTAGATAATGCCGGTCGAACGTTCGCCCTTGCGGACCTGCCCACCTGCATCCTGGCATTGCTTGTAGGTGAGCCATTCTGCCGAGGCGTACTGCTTCTCCTGCCGCTCACTCCAGAGCATGAGCACGTTGAGTCCGGAGTAGGGCCGTCCTGTCACGGCGTTGACCGGCATGATGCCGCCGCGCCGGTTGGTCTTCCATGGTTTAAGCCATGGTGGCGGGTTGCCTGCTTCAATCTCGCGGATGATCTCGTTCGTTACCCGGTCATAGAGCTCCTGCACGGACATGGAAACCTCCTGTGCTTGTCCGTGCTTAATTGTACCGCGCAAAAAGAAAGGCCCCCGAAGGGGCCCGTTGATGTTAGGAGCGGGTCGCCGACAGTCGCGACCTAGCAATCGTGATGTACTCTGGATCGCGCTCCACACCGATGTAGCGCCTGCCAAGCTGTTTCGCCGCAACGGCCGTTGTTCCCGATCCTAGGAACGGATCGAGTATTGTGTCGCCCGGAGATGTGAAGCTGTCGACACACCACTTCATTACCTGGAGTGCTTTCTGAGTCGGATGAGCTACGCGCTCCTCCCTGCTGTCCCTTACAAATCCCCGCCACCTGCTGTTGAATACTTGGGCTACCTTGTCGAAGGATGTCCATGCAAGCTCGCAATCAGCAAAGCATCCCGTAGCAAGACCATCATTTTTCCACCAGACCAACCAGCATCGAGACGAGGGAAGGTAGTGAGAAAAATAGTTGCCGCCCCAAATGATCTGTTTGCGACTGACGCGCCGCATTTCGTCAAAGTAATCTTTTGAAGGTATGGCAACGTCCCAAGCTTTGCGAGTGAATTGCCGGCCGCCCCTACCGATAAACCCTTGCCGACCGATGTTAATACCGTAAGGAGGATCGGTGATGACGATTTCTACGCTCTTGTCGGGCATGCGTCTAAGAACGTTAAGACAGTCGTCTTGAATTATTCTGCTCATGTCGAGTGCTCCGTTGAAGGAGCACCCCAACTACAGCCGTTTTTTCAGGTGATCATCGTTCGCTCTGCACCGCTATGTCCGCATCCGTTGTTATGCATGGCGCTCTGTTGCTCTATCTTTTTTCATCACGTTTTGTTTCTGTGCGCGCATGATCTACCGGGTGAAAACGCGCAAGGGATATTGGGAGGAACGCGAGAGCTATCGCGATCCTGTGACGGGCAAGCCGCGCTCTCGCCTCGTCCGCTATCTTGGCAAGCTTGGAGAAATAGACTGGAAGGCCACGCTTCAAGGCGACCCCGAGGACCGCGCTATGGCCGCTGCTGAGAGAGCCGCAGAGAAGGCGGGGGCACTAGAGACACGGCCCGAGAGACAGCCTACAGCGCTTCCTCAGGGCCTCCACTCGGGGCCAGTAGACCCCATGCCAATCGAGAAGGCGCCATCGGCTAATCATCGAGCTGCTCAAAGTGCGCCAGCCGAGCAAGATCAGGAAACTGCGCCGGCAGAGCCCGCTGGTCCCGCGCCCGACGAAGCAGCTGCGTCAGAAACTGAGCACGAGCCTGGCGCTGCTCAAGGGTCAGACGCCTCTTCCTCATAACTCAATGCTATCACGCAAAAGAACAGGCCCCGATTCCGGGGCCTGGTCGAGCATATTCAGGCTCGTTTCTGAAGCGGCACGACGTTCGTGGGGAAAAATCCTTTCGGGGGACAGCGTGCCTCTGTCACTCCGATGTAGCCGAGCAGGGTGCCGGTCTCGTCGCGGATCGGTACTGCTACCGTGCCGCGCATGATGCCCTTGCCGGCGTAGCCGATGCCGAGCTTGGACGCTTCTTCCGGGTCGAAGCCAGCCGCCACAACAGCGGGGTTCTCCGCCTCAAGATAATCGAGGGGCTTCAAACCTTGCTGCTGCGGGGCTGGGGGATCGTCGGGAACTGTAACTGGTGCACGGTGCACTCGTTCACTAGTTACATTCCCGATCCGAAATGCGGCCTCAATTTGTCGGCCGGCGTCTGCCAGCGAACATTTCTGTGTATGACCCCACAATGCGATGAGGTCGCCGCCAATGCCCTGCGAAAAGCAATAAAACAGACCCTTCGCCGGGGTGATGACCAAGGCGCGCGGGCCTCCGGTCTGACAAGCGGGACACGGCCCGCGAAACTGAGCGCCGCTCTTGGTGAGCTGAAGGCCGAGCGACTGCGCGGCTTCCTCGATCGTCACGCGCTCCTTGATCACTTGGAAATCCGCCATGTGGACAGCCTCCGTTTGTACGTCCACAGGCAATGATACCATGGGGTCGGAAGCGGTTCGGATGTGGGCGCGGTTGCTTGGAACCCAGAGACTGCGACGAACACTTCCACAAAGTTTCGACTCTCTCTACCTGGTCCAAGCACCGGCCCCTGCATCTGAGCGGGAGAAAGAGAGTTTTCAAATGGCACAGGGCAATGCGCCTGTCGCAAAGTTCCGGGTAGGCTATGTCACGGCAGCAGTGTGGCAGAACGACAAGCACTTCAACGTCGTGCTGTCCAAAGCCTACAAGGATGGCGAGGAGTGGAAGGATACCGACCAGCTCGGCCACGGCGACCTACTTAACGCCGCCAAGGTCCTGGAGCGCGCCGAAGGCTGGATTGCCGAACAGTTCTGAACGCGGAATGAGAAAACCCGGCATCACGCCGGGTTTCCTTCTTGCTCAGGCTTTGGTCTGCGGCTCCACGTCTTTCTTACGGGCGCGCCGCCGAGGATCTTCTCAAGCTCCGCCTCGCTCTCCTTGATGTTCTTCACCAGCTCGTTGATGCGGTCTACTTTCGCTTGGTCGTACATTAAGCATCTCCATGAGGTTGAGCGCGCCGTCTGCACCCTGCCACGGCACGAACAGATTTGTTGTCGGCAGGGGTTTTGGATGAATGGTCGTCGCGTAGAACCGCTTGCTGTACGTGCCCGCAAAGAGGTCGAGCATGCTCTGTATGTCGGGGCGCGTGGTGATGAACAGCACGCTCGGGGGCACGCGGAAGCCAAAATGGGTTTCGTAGGTCCTTGAGGAAAAATACTCGCGGTAGCGCTCCACCTTGCTCTTGAGGCTTTGGCGGGCGTTCTGGCTGATAACGGGCTCGGTGCCGCGGTCTACCTCGATATGGAGGAACAAGGTCTGCTCCCCGTCCGTAAAGCCTCTGGTGATGTCAGGCTCTAGGGTCGGGCTCATGGAGATGCGGAACGGGTAGGGCGCTTTTCTGGTGCTCTCTGGGCAGCGATCGTCGGCCAGGATGGCATCCGGCCCTTTCACCTGGATGGGGGCGCGGTCGAGCAAAAACTCAATCTCGCTTCGCAGGAGCCGGTGCTTGTAGTGATCATTGCCGCCCTGGGTGTAGATGTCGCCGTGCTTGGCCAACAGGGCGCGACCGCGCGGCTTTAGCTCGAAGACGTAAAAGGCGTTGCGGGGGATGTAGGCCAGCTTCTCCTCGCGCGGCAGGTCGGGCAGACCGATGTAGTGACCCCTCGCAAGCAGCGTGAGCGCCTTGCGCGTGCCCTGGTACTTTCCGAGCGCGTGATAGATGAAGCTCGACGGCAGGAGGTCGTAGCGGGCCAAGAGCTTGAGGATATCCAGCTCACGCGCTGAACCGGCCGTGTCGTAGGTCGGCGTGCCGATAGTTTTATACGCTGAGTGTCGCTCCATATGGAGTGTATACGCGCAGGCCCGCAAAAAAGGTACGTGCGGGAAGGGGCGCAGAGTAAGCGCTGTTGCGCTTCCACTAAACTATATCACCGATTTTTTTCAGTTAAGGGTAGATCGTCGTTCTCAACCGTGCGGGAAGCAGGCTTGTAGGGATGGACAAACGCGAGCCGCTCGCGCATCACAGCGTAGTCATCTCGTTCCATTTGCGGCTCGTGGTCGAATTCAAGTTTTTTCACCGGCAGGTCGAACTCTTTTTTTCGGGTCGTTATATGCACAGACCCTACATCGTGGCAGCGCGACTTGATGCCAGCTTGCTCGAGTGCCGCGACCACGCCGGGGATAAAACCGCCCGATTGCTTGAGATGGTGGTGCGCTATGGTCATGCCGATCTTGGATGAGCGGGCCTTCTCCAAGATGTCGGCAAATATCTCGTCGCGTGCGATGTAGTCCTGGGCCTCGTCTATCACTACAAACACAGGCGGGCCGGGATGGTCCGTGCGTTCGCTGGCGAGTTGGTCTATGAGCGCAATGACGAGACGGCCTAGGAGCGCGCCGGCTTCTTTGCCAAACGCGCGTCGGCTCGTGTCCACGAGAAGCACCTTTCCGCCGCGCTGTATCTCGCGCATGTCCAGCGCGAAGCTGTCGGCATTGAGCATTTTCAGGAACGGCCCGTCGCGGAACTCCGCCAAAAAATCCATCAATCTCTGCTCGATGCCGCCGCTGGTAAGCGCCGCCACGCCCCTGCGGGTGTGCAAAAACCACTTGCGGGTTACGTCGTCCAGGCGGTCAGGATTGAGACCCGCCGGAAGCTTGTCTTTGGGCGTTAGCATCAACTCCGAGAGACTGTAGAGCGTAGGGTTAGTCATGCTGTAGGCGGCGTTCACGTAATGGCGCAGAACGCCCATTTGCAATTTGCTCGCCTCAGTCAGTCCGGCAAGCATGTACACAAGCAGCGGCACGCCTTGCGCTTTGGGCAGCTTGAACGGGTTGAGCGGAAAAATTGCATCGGCATCAATGAGGATGAGGTGGCCGTCTAGAGGTTGACCTGCGGCAAAATCCTTGAGCGTGCGCATCTCGCGGACCAGACGTTTGCTGTCTACCACGAAAAGCGAGCATTCCTCCCGAGCTACGCGGGCGAGGTCATCCTTGATGAAGTGCCTCAAAAATGTAGTTTTGCCCGAGCCGTTATCGCCCATGCACCAATGATGGGTAAAGCGCATCTCGTCGGTAAAAGGCTGGAAGGGGATGGCGATGTTAAACAGCTCTCGGAACGCTGGGATCAGATAGAGCTCCAAAACGTCCTCGCCTTTATACTGCACGGGCCAAACTCCCGTCACGGCGTATCCGGCGCCGTATTTTTCGCGGACCGTCTTGCATAAGCCGCGTGCTTTCAGTTCTGGCGTGCAGAACGGCGCGAGCACATCAACGATAGTTTGGCCAACAGGGATAAGCTGCGAGGCCGGTACCTTCCATGGCGTCGGCTGCTCACTAGGCCGCGGTAGATGGCGGAGAAACGCGAGGATGCTCTGCGTAAGCGCCTTGGTAATGAGGTCGTAGTCGAAGAGCTGTGAAGCCAACGCAAGGGGCCGTAGGTACTCAATATCCATATCAATATTGAAACCGAGCGGGATGGGCTTGTCGGGCTCGTAGGGTTGGAGCGGTTCAGCCGGCCTGAAGTCCGGTTCCGTATCTAAGTAAAAGAACAGCGCACGAAAACGATGGAGGGTCTCCGGGTCAAAGACGAAGCCTTCCCGTAGAATCGCGAGCTCAATATCAGGTCGCCAGTCGGCAAAGACTTCCTCCGGCATTGGCAAAGGGCGGGCCGCTATATCGTACAGACGCTTGTATTCGTCATATGTCTCTCGCGTCTGTCGGTAGATGTCGGCGATGTATGCAGCGCGCTCGTCTGCCGTTTCTTTGGCCTTCGTGTGATGAATGTAGAATGCGTATGCTATTAAACCGGCGCCTACCAATATGCCTGATACAAGCACGATCCGCATGAGGGAGCCGAAAAACACCTCAATAGAAGCGATGTTTTTGTCGACTGCCATTGAGGCGATAGGGATCAGGATGCAGATCACCACCGCCCAGCCGAGCAGCTTCTCGCTCGCTGGTAAATTCCCGTCGGCCACGCTCCCCTCCCGTTTCGCGCACTCTAGCTGGCCATCCTGTCCTGGACAAATTCCGTGTGGCCGATCACGCCGGGAACCAGGCCGGCGTACTGCGCTAGGACCAGCGCATCCTCATGGGAGCATCCCGCGCCCTCCTTGTGCTCAATCTGCAAGACGGCCTGCCTAAGCCGGGGCGGGAGCTCGGCCAAAAAGTTAACGGCGACGGCGAGGCGGCTCTGGCGGATGAAGAGCGTGTGTAAAGGACACAGATAAAAGCCACCGTCAGAGACAACGATTTGTCCTTTATGCTGCTGCATCAAAAACAGAGCCAGCGCGAGCGCCTGCTTGTCTCCCAACTGGGCACGGTCAATCCGCGCTACCACCGTGCCGTCGAAATCGAATTGCCTACCACTACAGAAGATGTCCTTGAGCGTCGGAAAAAAGAGCAGGGCGTCCACTGCCGCCAACGCTTCGGCTTGAGCGGGGTCTTTGGGGTTGCCTGTGAGCTTGTCCAAGCGTGTAGTGGTAACGAGCATGCGGGCGAGGGCGCGTTTGCCGTTACGCACGGTAAGGGTGCTCTCTCCGCCCGGATCGGCAGCGTAGATGATGTCAGCGACGGCCACGGCGCGCTCGGGCGTGATCCCGATAAGGGGATTGAAGTGGTGCTTGTGCGGGTCGAACACGCGAACCCGCTTCGTAAGAAAAATGTCCGGCGTGTCGCCGATGTAGAGAAAAGGTGGAGCCGCGTGGTCGCGGAGCCAGTCGGTAGTGTCGGCGATGCCGAGGTGTAATGAGTTCATGCGGTCAGCGGCCATGTGCCACGTCGGGCCTCGCGCTTCCAAGGGTTGGCGTGGGGACCGTGACCGCAAATAAGATCGGTCCGCTGTAATTATATCGTGGAATAGTCGCGCTCGAGCGCAACAGGCCGCCGTACTGGGCAGTAGTGGCGGCGTTGCTGTTCGTTGACGGCTGCGAAACAGCCAATATGTCGGACGGTGTACCGCTGGTCTGATTGTAGCATGCCGACGCACAAGCCGCCGCGTGATGCGGCGGCTTGTGCGAAAAAGAAAGGCCACGAGCTCTCGATACTCACGACCACGGCAATTGTAACACAATGGCTGTAGTGGGTAATTGTGCCCGCCAACTGTCCGTCGTGAGCGTAAGCGACGACCCAATACGCTGAGGCCAAGCAAAATTTTTTGCGCCGTGCCCTTAAGCCCGCGTGTCTATTAGACCAAGGGTCAGGGTATTGGGTCGTGGCTGAGCCACGCGGACAGTTGTGCGGGAAATGTAAGCCCTGTCGCGTTTTATCGCGCAGGTATTAATCGCAACGTAGATGAGAGAGCGGATGCGACACTATAAACCCCGGTCTCCGTGAGGAGCCGGGGTTCTAGTAACGGCCCACCTGGTTAGGGGGTGAGGCGTTAGCGGGTGGAGATAAGTCTCTCGACTTGCTCTCGCTTGTAGTAGACGCGGGACGCTCGGCCGTTTGGTTTGATAGGCGTGAGCAGTTCCGCTTTCTCCCATCGCTGGAAGGTAGTGTTGGTAACTTCGACTCCTAGCTTCCGAACATCATTTCGGGTCATCAGTTCTTTCGACATCGGCATGGCTCCATGAGTTGGAGGCAGGCCGTGTCGCAAGTTCTAGCGACGAGTGGAGGTTAGCGATGTGGTGGCGTCAGTCAATGCCACAAAGCGCACTCTAGGCGGCTTCCCTGAGAGCCGGCGCAACGAGCGACTGTAGGAACATCTCCCAATTCTCCATCGCCTCGCGCATTTCGGGCTGATAGGTCCACATATCGTATACCTCCTCCATTTCGGTTCGGGAGGAAATGTGGTTGACCAAGCGCTCGGCAATGTCCGGACGGACCTTTAGGCGCCCGAGGTTGGTGCGGAACGTGCGGCGCAAGTCGTGCAGGGTCCAGGGCGCAATGCGGGCGATCTTGTCGAGCGCCTTTTTGCACTTGCTCCACCCGCTAAACGGTAACTCCGAGCCTACGGCTTGGAACAGTAGCTCGCTGGGACGGTCCTGCCGTATCCGCCGGGCGAGTATTTCCCGCGCCATCGGTCCCACGGGGAACGTGTGTTCCAAGTGATTCTTGGTGAGTTCCCCCGGTAGGGTGACGCACTGTTGATTGTCCGAATAGTAGCGGTCGGCGAGGGCGGCGGTCTCGCCGCGCCGCTGCCCCATCAAGATCAGCAACCGGACGATCTCGGGGAAGTCGCCCTCCATCTCAAACGTCGCCAGCCAGACCTTGCGCAGTTCCTCGTCGGTCAGGACGCGCTTGCGGCGCTTTGGTTTGGCAAGCTGGATACCCTCGAGCGGGTTGACCGCGATGTACTGCCGGCGTTTTGCCCACCGGAAAAAGGTCCGGGACACGGCCTGCGCGTGGTGAAGTTCGCTCGGCGTGCCGACCAACTCGTCAGTGATAGCGGTGAGCATATGGGTGGTGATGCCGCTCATCCGCTTGTTTGCAAGCACGGGCAGGTAATGCCGCTCCAAAATGTTTTTGTAGCCCCGCTGGGTGCTAGGCTTCTTGGTGGCGATATGGGTCTTCTTAAACGCCGTATACGCCTCCTCAAACGACACCCGGCCGCTGGACGGCTGTGGGGTCGCAAGCAGGCGTTTCGCCTCTGTACGTGCATCCTGGAGCGTCACAGCGGGATAGTGGCCGATGCTTATGAGCTGGCGATCGGCGCCCCGCATGACGATCCAAGTGCGACGGTTCTTGCCAACTCGGATGCCGAACGCAGGCGTCGTCCGGTCAAAGTATTTGCCGGGCGCCAGTGAACGGACGGTGAGATCGGTGAGCTTCGTCTGCAA